ATGTATAACAAAACAAGAAAAGGAGCTTCTATTTCAGAAGTAATCAACTACACTCTCCCCAAATTACATGTCGGAAAAAACTGGTATATAGACTTTTTATGTTATGATCCTATTGAAGGAAAAATGAAAAGGAAAAAGTATATGCTTGATTCTATTCCCAAATTATCAGAACGAAAAAGACGTGCAACTGAAATCATCACTAACTGTACTCTTAGACTTCGATCCGGATGGAATCCCTGGGCAGACGTATCTGGTTCCAGGCAGTATACTAAGCTGGCTGATATTTGCGAGATCTACGTAAAGTACTTGGATAAATTAATGATATCTAAGGCTATTAAAGAGAAAACCAATACAGATTATAAGTCACGACTAAATGTATTAGTCGAATACAACAATAGTTTAGTAACACCTATTATATATATATACCAACTTAATCAATCTTTCATTAGCGATTTCTTGGATTACATACTTCTTGATCGTGACTCATCAGCAAGAACACGCAACAATTATCGAATATGGGCCTCCTCTTTCTGTGGTTGGTTACTTGAAAAACAATACTTAGAAAACAATCCTGTAGAAAAAATAAAAAGTTTATCTGCTGAGCAAAAAAAGAGATCTGCTATTACAAAAGAGGATCTGAAACGAATGAAGGATTATCTTGAGGAAACAAACAAATATTTTCTACTTGCCTGCAGAATGGAATACTATACACTAATTCGTCCAGACGAATTATCGAACATTCGGTTGTGTGATATCAACATTAAGGAACAGAAAGTTTTCGTCTCTTCAACAATTTCTAAAAATCGTAGAGACGGAATGGTGGGACTCAACGATGAACTCATAAGACTAATGCTTGATCTCAAGACCTTCGATTCACCTTCTCATTATTATCTATTTGGTAGAAACTTTCAACCTGCAGAGAAGAAAACTGATGCACGAGTTTTTAGAGAGTATTTTACCAAAATACGTATACCTCTAAAATTTCCTAAAAGTTACCAGTTTTATTCATTAAAAGATTCAGGAATTAGAGATTTGGCAAATGCGGAAGGGATTGTAATAGCAAGAGATCAGGCACGACATTCGGATATATCAACGACAAATAAATATTTGAAAGGAACTGATTTAAAAGTGCACGAGGAAACAAAACATTTTAATGGTTCATTCTAATAAAAAAAATTATCTGGTTATATTAAAATGGAATCTACTGTCCTACCATCCTACAAGATATAAATGGCTGAGTAATTACCTGGTTTATATAGACCAGGTAATTACTCAGTCTTTCCTTCTACCTTCTCTCTAAACTCCCACAGATGTTCAATCGTAGGATGGAACGTAGGATTCTCCCAATGAGACGAAATTGTGGCTATTGCACTATTAAGATAGATTTCACAATCAAGTATCTTTGTGCACTTGTTAAGTTGATAGGGGGCTTCAGGATATGTCTTATTTTCAAGCATATTCTTTGCCCAAGAGAGCAGTTCTTGTACTGATTCGTAGTCGTAATTATGTGCCATGATTTTTAATTTTCCGGCAAATATAATAAAAATCCCCGATCCATTAAGAACCGGGAAATGTCACTTGTCGCTACAAGTAAGCTTCTACTATTATCTTATTCTCAATCCACAGTGTACCATTTATAAACTAAAATATACCTTCTGTTATACTTCCCTATTAAATTGCCTGTGTGAAACATATTTTTTGTAATAATGAAGGGAAAGTTCAGCCCTCCCTTTAAATCTGCTTTATAACATTCTTATTGTTTTCTATCTGAACCGAATTGTATAGTTTCTTTAGAAGGTCACAGGAAACATATTCATTTTCAACCACAGTTTGAGACAAAATGGATGGAAAGTTTAGATACTCCATACGGGATACAGACTCATCATTTATCCCCTCCCGCAATCGTATATCTTTTAATTCAAGGTTATTGAATAGATCAGCACTCAAGTATAATTCTCGTGTCTTGGGAGTTGATAGCGAACTAAATGAATTGAAAAATAGTAGAGTTAGTTCATCTTTTGATAGTTGTGCCCGAAATATCTTTGAGTAATTTTTAGGTGAGTTGAACTCCGAAGCCATTTCCAAAATATAGTAAGCATTCCTAAAATATGTACCAAGTTGATTTTTATATGGAGCAAAACAATGGTCTGCAGCTTTAGTACAAGCTTCAGCTATAGATTTAAAGTTTTTCTGTTCTAAATAAATTTTAATAGCATTCAAACATAGGTAATCATAGGAATTTAAATGTACGGGCTGTATAGTAACCCTCCCACCGTACATCTCAAATCTATGTTCTGCATAAATGTTATCAATGGCAACCGCCAAATGGCTATACCTCAAGATCCATTGCTTTTCTGACATATTTTTGGGAATAATCCTACCTGCGAACTCCTCTTTGGAAAAATTCTTTGGAATACCTCTTCTTATTTCCAAATAAAAAGTATGGTATAATTCTACATAAATCTGTCGGTAAGTTTTCTCAGGTGTAACAAACTCATTGTATGGAGTTATTTTCCATTGAAATTTCTCTGAATCGTATTTCCAATCTATTCTTTTCACTCGTAAGGTATCCCGATATGAAATAAAAATCCTAAGTAACTCAAAAAAGACGGATCTGTCCTCGCTATTCAAAAATTGCTGTTTATTCTGTCTTAATGTAAAAAGAACTCCAATGAATGCTATAAATCCACTAATCGCTCCTACTACACTACCAAACTCTCCCCAGTCGATATTTTTTATCTGCAAAATCACTTCCCGTTTGATAAAAATAGACAACCATAATAATTACTGCGATTAATCCGAAAATAACACTTCCCAAAATGAGCCAATCTTTTACATATCTTTTTATTTTTACCATAAATCAAAATCCAATATTTCAATAAAGAATTATATTGTCAGTCTTCAAATATAATCACTATTTGGATATTAAAAAAGTATTCTTTAAAATAATCAAATTAAAAACCTCGATTCCGAAGAACCGAGGCTACCACTTGTCTCTACAAGTAAGCTTCTACACATATATAACAATTACCACATAAATAAGTTATAACTCACTCCAATTCCTCCATAAAAGCCCGTTTGTCCAGGACACAACCCATATCCGGTTTGTATACCCAATCCCCATCGTTTCTTTTTAGCCTGCTCCCGAACATAGATTGTCTGCACTTTATTATATATATCAATACTGTCTAACTTTGCCCTATATCCAGATACCCATGCTTTGTAAAGTTCAGTCTCGTATACTGACTGCGAAATAGGAACAAACACCGTTACCGTATCGTGTACAGTATCACCATATTGGTTGATATATACAGGTACTAATACCGGATATGAATCAACCTCAGTAATATATACCGGATACGGAACAGGTTCTTTCACTGTATCCCAATACTCTACTGTATCCCGAATCACTTCTACCGGAACAGACTTGTGTGGACGGAACCAAGCCGCCACACAAACAATCAGCAACAATGTTACTAAAACCCAGGGTAACGCTTTCATGGTTTCACTACTGTATTACGAAGAAAATTGCAAAATTCACTACGTACATCGAAACACGGGCAAACCTTGATATATTCTGCCGGTTCTACCTCACCATTTCCATTAAGATCAGGAGATGTATCCCGGTGGCCCAATAGTTCAACTATATCATATTCCTTGCATAGTTTTGCTACCACATTACGAAGGGCGCGCTTTTGTGCTTCGGTACGAGTGTCTGCCGGGTGGCCATTCACATCAAGTCCGCCAATGTAGCAGATACCGATTGAGTGTTTGTTGTATGACACCCCGGAGAATCCTTTCGTATTGCAGTGTGCACCATCAATAGAGAGTGGGCGACCGTTCTCTACAGTACCATCGAGATCAATTACGAAGTTATAACCAATCTGGGAAAAGCCTCTCTGTCTGTGCATACGATCAATGTCCTTTGCACGCAGATCCTGACCGGCACGTGTGGCCGAGCAGTGGATAATAATGGAGTCTATTTTATTCATGTCTCTATTTTCTTATTAATTAGTAATCACTCGGTGGTTGCCGGTTAGCACACCCTCTCACATCACACTTCTTTATCTCGGCCTCTTTTAATCGTAGTTCAAGTTCATGCCTTTCCTTTATCAATTCAAGTTGTTCAGAACGCAACTTATTATTCTCAGAATAAAGGAAATCAACCTTAGCGTCTCTGGTAGCCATCCGTTTCTCCTGATTATCAATCTGCGATGACTGAGCATTGATAATATTCAATAGATTCTGTATCTCCATCCCATCAGCAGAAGCGTCTTCTTTCCGGGCATTCGTCTTACGATTCACCCAGAAAGTGATTAACCATGTGATCGTAGAACTACCTCCTATAGCCCCGATAATTGCCAGCCAGTCATTTAATCCCATCGCTTATTGTATTAATTGTTGCCCGGTCATAAGACCAGGCAACGAAAGATTATTCTACGAACAAGGCTCCAATCATGTTAATGAAGTGAGTTTTAGGTATTTTATTTCCATTAACCTCGATATCACCTTCAATACCGATCATTTTAATGATCGACTCAAATTGTTCAGCAGTGAATTTACGTTCATCAAATTTGATCTCTTCCTCCATTTTCTTATCATGAGCTTCACCGTAGTCTGAGTTCAGTTTTTCCAGCTCCTCGTCATAGGCATCTTTCTCTTTACGAATTTCTTCAGCTTCTTTAAGCTCTTCCGGAGTTGGTGCAGCCGGTTTCTCGATAAGATTTCCATTTTCATCTTTATCGCCCTTTTTCCATTTCTTCGCGGCTTCTGCACGGGAATCAATGTCTTTCAGGCGTTCCTGTCTTTCTGAACGCTCGTCGAATCCTTCTTTTTTCAAGCTTTCCAGAACATCCTTCATCTCTTCTTCAAAAGCATGCATATGCTTATCATACTGTACACGGGTTAAAACCACAATGGCATTCATGCCGGAAGGTAACTCTCTTCCTTCACATATCAGAGGAATGTTTCTAACGATAGCTGCTTTGTTGAAAATTTCTGCGTATTTCATAACTTTATATTTTAATTGATTAATTCTTCTTTTTAAAGTGGGACGATACAGAACCGCCCCGGTTAATTACTTTGTTGCCAATTCAGCTGCGAACTGTTCTTCGACAGCGGTAATAAACCCTGTTATTGCACTAATAGCAGGAACTGCCTGAGAGGAATCGTAGAAATTTGTGCTCAGTGTTTGATCACGCTGGTTAAACGATCCAATCTGGACATTTGCAGCATTGACTATTGTTCCGTTTTCAACGACTGCTAATACACCTTCTCTACTTTCACAGTCAGCACTCAGTTTAAATCCGCCTTCTTGACCACTAAAACTATACTTTGCGCTAATGGTCTTACCTTTTGTTACATTCATTGTTTCTTTAGTTTAATGAGTTAATAATATAATATATCTACGTTAATATCTTTTCCTTGCTTATACCTGAACCTGAACATTTATAACAGCTGTTGCAGGGTTCATATAATGTTCTGTCTGGGTAAAAGAACCCCCGAAAGTTTGAGTCTTGCCTTTTATTACGGTTATTGTTTCCTGCCATTGCAAGAAGTCCTCTCCTGTCTTTTGATCATTAAGTTTAAACCATACTTTATAATTCTCATGGGTCGTATTGGGAAGAACCGTAAACTGCCAGTACCAAGTGTTATTACTGTATTGCAATGACTTTCTATAAGTCAAGCTGTCGTCGTTTAAGAAGGTAGCATGATTCAGGCTTGGATACAACTCGCCTCTGTAATCGTCTCTATTGTACACACCTATCAGTTTATCTTCATTGTTGTTTGAATCGACCGTGTAGATGAACATGGTCCAGGACCGAGGATTCTGCAAGGTTGTATTTGCGAAGTATATGCCAAAGCCGGCTGTTGAGATCTTAGCCGTTTGATATCGGAAATCATAAGGTTGTATGGTACCTTGATTATTAAGTTCTATGATCTGAGTATTATAGTAGGATAACTGCGTTACAATTGCAGTTGATTGAACGACTATTTTGACTTTTGCCGGAGAAGATATTGCAACATCGCTGTTGTTGTAGAAATTGAAAACCAACTCGCGGACACTATCCATTTCTAAGGTTCTGACTTGGGAGCTCTCAGTATAATCTACATACAGCCCCGGAAGGTCTAAAGCTCGATAAACCTCTGAAGTGTATTCCTTCTTCACCTCGTAGCCGGATACATTATATGCCTTTATGGAATACACTCTGTTGGTGGAAGTAATACATACGGCAATAAGGACTTCGTCGTTAAAGTCAATCCATTTGTGATCGGAACTTATATTAGGATAGAAAGCAAATGTCTCCGGTCTGTTCTTCAGTAGTACTGAATCCTTATAATTATGTATTATGTTCTTCGTTTTATTGTAGACGACACAAGTCAGGTAAGCTGCATCGTAATACTCTCCTAATATATCCTTAATACTTAATAATGCATCATTAGTGCCCTGGTAACAAGACAAGGCAATCTTAGGAGGAACAACAACATCTTCTAACGTAATCTGGAACTTAGGGTCAAAACCATCTACCGATATCAGGTGTCTGTGTCCGGCTATAGAAGTATAATCGTCGCTATGACAGTAGCCTTCAAAATCCGTTAAACGTCCCCATGGCAAAAGGGTGTTCTTTTGCCAAACGTGGGTTATGGTATCTATCAAACCGGAATTGATTTCTCCGGAAGCTGGTAATCCGGTATATATTGGTAACATTCCCAATCGCCCGCTTTCTCCCCGGTAATTGTTTCCTACCCCAATATCCATGGCAGGGTTATTACTTTCGACAGGCTTATGCTTGCTAAGTATATTTACTTTAATTGAATTAGCTACATATACTGTATCCCAAAAACCGTTGTATTGCCCTAATCCAATAACCTGGTATGGTTCTGAGAGATTAATGGGGGCATTGATGACATTGTAGGAAAGTGCATAGAAAGCAGTATATTGTTCTATATGCTCTTCCTGCAAATTAACAGATCTCATACGGGCGGCAACAACTTCTCCCATGTTGATACTTCCAGTTGCATAGATGAAAAGCTGTACATTATTCTCAATGATAAGATTGGTGTACCTTACATTACCATAGGCAATCTTCACATCACAAGAATTAAAGTCTTTGAGAAAACCTTGTATCATCTCTTTAGAAGTCTTGATGATACTTCCTCCCTGGGCGTATATATTCTCTGTATCTATAACATCTATATATAGATTGCCATATACGACTAATGCCCTCTTTATCATATCCTACCTCCCAATCTCTTTATTTCTGATTTAAGTTTCTCATTCTCTTTCTCTAATGCATTGATTCTGCTTTCAAGACTTGCGGCATTTCTTACGACTGATCTTAGTCCTAATGTATTGAGTTGTGTAGCACCGGCAATCGTGGCTATAAAGTCAGGTGATATATAGTTGATCGAGCCGTAGCCATCTGCTGACTTATATGTAATATGAGGCATGATTTTCTCTACATTTTGATATATGAGTCCTGTATGCCTTTTTCTGTCAACCCCACCTTCGCCACGTTGCAAGGCGAGATCATTATAACTATAATCAAGTACACAGCCTAAAGACAACAGCCTTTCGTCGTATCGAACATTCCTATCAAAGTTTGTTTTCAGACGTTGATCAGATGCTGATTTAGCACTTATGCCACCGTCAGCAATTACGTTTCCACGTGTATAGATACTTCCACCTACACCGATGCCGCCGCCTACGGTCAATGCTCCATTACTATAACTTGTGGATGCTTTAGTAGACAAGATCTTCACACCATAGGCGGAGGATGCATTCGTGATAGACACGTCACCACCGTAATCGTTAAGATACAATACAGACATGATACCGTTGTTACGGGCCTGAATATCGTTGTGGTCGAAAGCGATGTTCCAGGAAGAAGGGTTACCGGAGATTATGCAACCGGATTCTTTATTTCCGGTTGAAATACCGATACCATCACATATTATTTTACTTTTTGAATCACCCCGGATTGTTCCGCCTATTAAATCAATAGTACCCCTCATGCCTAAATTAGCATTAATAGTAACATCACTATTAAAAGAAGAATAGCCATCAACTTGTAAATCATCCTGCAAGTATGTGAGATCAATTACATCTAATCCCATTCCAGCTATTACATGTCCTGCAAATGTAGTACTACCACTAACGTTAAGATCATCTGTTATAGTAACATCCCCACCTAAATGCGCAGATGCATGGGTTGTAAGCAGACCTATCTCAAAATCAGCCCATGTATTAGCAGCACCTCTATGCCAATTCCATTTTGTCGGAATAGTTCTCCCGGATCCACTCGCTCTAACATTGACTGCCATTGTCCCACCACCACTAAATATCAGTTCAGCATTATAAGAAGATATCTCTGCAATATTAGTATTGGTAGCTCTGAATATAACATTACCCGTCTTAAATCCGGGATTAGACGTTTCTAAATAAGCTGCATTGGTAGAAAGAACTCCATTGACCTGCAAGTTGGTTGTGATATCCATCCTATTAGCTGTGGCAGCAATAATTCTGTGTGTATAGTCAGCCGTAGAGTTGTTGTAGTGAAAATCAATATAAGGAGTTGGACCAGATAATTCCAGTTGCCCGTCCTGAAACATGCTTTTTCCAGACTTATACGTTGCAGCCGTAACAGTACCATTAACCTTAATATCATCAACTTGTAAGTATGCACAATAAATATTATAAGACCCTAACATAGAACTTGATTCATAGCATAATGAAGGGTGTTTCTTAGGTGCAGATATTAATGGTGCAGAATAACTATAATTGCCGCTTGACCAACTGTATCCGTTTGTATTTATAGCGATAGCAGAAGTTGAGTTGCTTATCGTATATAGATATTTAGCCCCACCTCTTAAGTAAACAATCTCAGTAGATGCATATGCGTTTTGTTCAATTCCACCACAAGGTTGAACACCGGTAGTAACACTGGAAACATAGTAATTAAATATTTTTCTCTGAATTGCAGTAGTTCCCCATCCACCGCCAAACACTTGCCAACTTAAATTCATGGTAAAACCGTTCGTATGTGTAGACCATGATGGTTTACTACCACTGTTAAGAGAAACAAAGATATTAATGGTAGTAGGTTCTTTGGCACTAATAGTGACACTACACGGGTAATAAGTGTTCTGATCCAATGAAGTTAAATCTAATGTCTTGCAATTATTAATAAAATCATTTAATCGTACTCTTACATAATCTCTACTATATTTACGATAGAAATTATCAGAACTATTAGTACATATGAATTGATCTAATACACCATTTTCACCTCTACCAGTATCACTATTAATATAATTTAGATAAACATATTTACTGCTATCTCTTGCCACAATAGTACTTGCAGAAGAACTTGTAGTTGCATGATAACCATCTAATAAGTCAGCATGAAGATTTGTTACCTTAGTAGTAGAAGATATTATAAGCGGAGCAGCACCTGTGGCGACATTTGAAACAAATTGATTGGCCAACATATTATTAGTACTATAAATATGCTTGTCTGCTCTCCAATAAGTTCCGTCATAAACAAATCTTGCGTCACCTTGTGTATTATATAACCCAATGTTGATTTTACTAAATCTAACCCAATCTGTTGCTAAAACAATACTTCCAGTAACATTTAATCCTGCGCTCATTGTTACTGCGCCACTGAAGTTACCTAATACCGAATAAACATTTTTCCACCTATTGGCATCCGTACCATTAGCAACTAAGTTATGAGTTCCGGGATATATTCTGTCACCACTTATAATGACATCCGAATTTGCAGCACTTACAGCTTTACCATTGGATACGAATGCCATATAACCAGAAGCAGGACAAGTTATATAGTTAACGCCGGCCCTTGAGAACTTTATATGACCTTCTTGATTTTGACTTGTTATAGTTAAAGTAGGTACAGACAACGCTCCGGTCATTATGCCACCGGCTTTTTTCAAATATATAGGATCAAGAGTAACAGCGTAATTATTGGTATCTAATAATGTATACCAGGCTCCCCATGAAGTAGCGTTATAGTTTCTGTTTCTATGTCTGACACTACCGGTAGAACTTCCATCAAACCACAATTGAGGTTTCCAATGCCCCGAAATACCATTTATTTCAAGTACATTTCCATAAGTAGAAGGAGTGTTGGCAATAGTATAACTATCGTATGCCTTTACTTTCAATGCGTCTACTGCTAAATTTGCAGGATCAAAGTTTGTGGTAACAGTTAAGACATTGGAACTATTAGCTGTCGTAGCAGAACTGGCAGTAGCAGCATTACCAGTAATATTAATACCCCAACTACCGGATGCACCGCCACCAGTTTTCGTAGGAGCATAATTAGCAAAATTACCACTGTCAAGAACGACACGACGGGTACCCCATGCAGTAGCCCCGAACGCTTGATAGTGAATAGCCATTTCACCGTTACTTTTATTAAAAGTAATAAGATTACTACCACCACCAGAATTATCTACATAACTACTTAGGTATAAAGCATCATAATAAGTACCTGTGCCTATGCCTGATTGTGTACCATTTAAAAAATACAATTTAAGTAGACCATTTCCTGTGGCATTAGCTTTACGCCACGTTCTGTTGTAGAAGAATTGATATAATTAGGCGTTCCCTTAGTAAAAGTAACAGTAGTTCCGCTTTTACTAACCGATTTTAAAAATTCCCCTGTGCCGGCAGTCACAAAGTTTAAGGCACTTCCTCCCTCTAATGAAGCTATTCGAGCAGCAAGTCTATTAGTTGTATCTGCATTGAAAGTGTTGGTGTAATCAGTACTACTATATGATTTGCCAAGATCATCATACCCATACACATTTTGAATAAGTCCACCGCCTGAGCCGCCTGAGCCTGAAGCATATCCCTTAGCAGACATACCACCAGTTGATACAAGATTAGCAACTGTACCATCTTCTCTTGATATTACCAACCCATTATAATCTTCGTTCACAGAGATTCGATATTTCTTTCCATTGTTGGCACTGATGATCAAACTTCCATTAAAATATGAGTCGCCGTTTACATGCAATCTATATGAGGGCGTAGTAGCACCAAGACCGATACCGACCTTACCATCCTGAGTTATATTAATTGCTCCATTAATTCCAAATCCTACATACGCTTTTTCACCAGATATTTGGAAATGCGCTGTTAAATCACCTTTAGTAAGGCTATAATACGGATTAGTATTACTATAATTAATACGATAATAAGGAGATACTATACTACCATTTATATACTGATTACCTGCTACTGCTAATCTATAATTTGAATCATCATTTTCTGAATCTCCTAAATTTAATCTTCTAAGATGTCCAACTCCTGTTGTTCTTAGAGACCAATATGTAGTACCAGAACTGGCACACATATTTCCTGCTTGTACCCATCCTGTACCGTCACTATTACCTAAGAATAAATTAGAACCAGAAGTATTACTAACTCTCGTAATCCCAGACGCTTCTCCAGATACATCAGTAGTACCATCGAATAACTGTCCGAATATTCTCCTACTGTTAGCTAATTTAGTAGCAGAAGCGACATTATCAGTAAGCAACGCAGAAACAGAAGGAGTTATAGTTACTGATCTTGTAACTTCCGCTGTAGGCTTAGCAGCGTTTGTAATACTTTCTACTACATTAACTCCATAATAATTACCATTACCATTTGTATATCTGGCAATTATACTGAAAGATTGATAAAGCCCCGTCTGTTTAAACCAGAGATATACTTGCCCGTCGTAATTAAAAACGTCTATGCTGCCAAAATTATATCCATTGTGAACGGCAGATGGATTAACTATCTTATTTTCCGGTGGGTAATTGTAGAACTGAATAGTTGTATCAATAGGTACATTTTTTGCATTATACGAATTGCCAATAATATGTACAGTTATCATACATGCTTCTGTGGCACGGGCAGTTAATCTAACAAGACAACCATTAGTATTACTATAAGCATTATGATATACATATCTACCTCTATCGTATCCACCTAAATACTGGCTATTCAAATTATTAACCATTGTGGAAGAACTAACAATAAGAGGTGCAGTTCCATTAGCAATATTAGATACTAACCTTGTCCCAGTGATTGTTGATATGGAAAGAACTGCTTTATCAGCGTACCACTGAAAGCCGTCATAGAACCAACGTGCATCACCACCTTTGTTATACAATCCGCCTCCGACTAAATCATTCTGAAACCAACCCTTTTTGGTGACAATATAATTCTCAGCATTAACATTTCCACCAGAATTAATGGTACCAGCTGCATTGATACTACTTCCTGCTGTAATAACACCACTAAAGTTTCCTAAAACAGAAAATACGTTAGACCATCTGTGGGCATTAGTTCCATTGGTAACAATTCCCGTGCCTCCGGAATATATCCCGTTGTTTGTAATGATGAAATCTGCATTATTAGGATCAGTAACCTTATTATTCATTACAAAAGCTAATAAAGAATTTGCAGGAGTTGTTATATAATTATAACTACCTCTACTGAAAGCAATATGTTTCACTCCATCAGTACTACTTATAACAAGATTGGGAACAGTCAAAGCACCGGTCATGATATCTCCTACTTTACGTACATAAGTAGAAGATGCAGAAACAGTAGTCAAATAAGTACTGCTATCCACACTACCATCAGCCTTTAAGAACTGAGCAGAAGTACCGCCAGTCTTTCTAATAGATGAAGCTTCAAAAGCAACATTACTCTTAACAAGAGTATCATTAAAGGTAATCCACGGATTTGTATAATTCTGTCCGATATATAAATAATTTAATGCTTGGTCGCTGCCATAAGCGCCAAAGGTTCCATAGTTTGTCGCGCCATCAGCTTTTCTAAAGATTAATCCTCTCGTCCAGCCCCCGACGTAATTACTATTGTGAACAGTTATTATATCTCTACCATTAATAACAGTCCTAAGATTACCATTACTGCTGAAAAAAGTCTTATCTCCTGTTATTTCCTGAGCAGTATTAAGTGTAACATAATTAGCTAAAGATTGATGTTGAGTAAGGTATCCTTGTCCTGATACCCAACCTTGCGTTGCATACTTGTTAGTGGTAAGATAAGCCTTCAAAGCAGTTTCATCAAGTCGCTGTGCAGCTTTCCACTTACCGGCCAAGGCATCGTATGCCAGAACATATCCATCTGCTACCCCTTCAACTCCCGTACCGGATGCATTAGGAATAACATCTAACAACTGGTATAACGCAGAAGCACCTCCTCCGCCACCACCGGAACCGGCTGCACGACCTTTTGCAGAAAGATAAGTGTTACTGTAGAACCCGACCTCTTCACCTTTATATGTAGCAGGGCGGATACCCTTATTATCTTCATCGCGTACAAACCAGGCTGCTATGGCTGCGTCAAATTTGCTCTGAAAATCATTAGAGTTTAGTTTACTATTTAAAGCGTCTTGCAGACCTGTGATCTTACTGATTGCCAAAGACGGAATATCAGATGCAATCAAAGATGTGCCGGAAGTAACACGGCCATACTTATCAACCGTTAGTTTTGTATATGTTCCGACAGAAACACCAGTCTCACCTAATGAGAGTGTGATATCTTTAGATAGTATTCCACCACCGGTAAGACCTGTACCAGCTTTGACGGAGGTTGTGATATCTACTTTTCCCCGAAGGAGTTCAACCATGTTGGCAGAATCGGGGAAGTTCTCGAATACCTTCTGAAACTCTTTCCAGTTGTCGATAGTATCCGATATACTTTCTCCGGACAAGAAACTGTTTAGCTTATCCGAAACAGTCTTTAGATCTGTCTGTTTTGCATAGCCAGATAAAGCATGATTGCCCCAGCCGTAGGCCGCATTCCAGTTCGCTTTATCGGATGCAGTAGCTGCGAGATAGCCTTTGTCCGCAACCCATTTCTCTGTAGCATATCCGGCCAAGGAGGGAATATCCGATTTCTTGGCATAGTTGTTTTTAGACAAGTAAGCAGCAAGTTGGTTTTCATTCAATCCGGCTTCTCCTGCTTTCCATCTATCAGCTAAGGCATCATATTTCAGAATAGAGCCATCTACGGCCCCTTCGACTCCTGTGCCAGTAGAATTTGCAATGACATCCACCAATTGATAAAGAGCTGAAGCACCGCCAACTCCTCCCGCGGAACCAGGCGAATAACCTTTTGCAGATACACTACCGGAAGCTGCTATACCAGCAGCACTACCATCAGATTTTGAAATTCTAAGAATGTTGTACTCAGGGTCCCATTCTATAAGTCCGTCGCCAATACGTATCCCCTCTTTTGCTTCGATCAACTTCTCTGAGGATAAGCCTTTAAGAAAAGATATCTGATTTCTGGCAGTATCTTTATGAAAAGAATGAGCTTCGTCAGCTATTCCAGATTTGATTTTCTTTCCGGAAACAAGCAAGTATTCTTCGCCATATGAAAGTAATTCCAGAAGATTAAAATTATTGTGTTGGTGACCAATACCACCACCCCCAACATAGTTCTTAGCGATGCGTTCGGCGATAAAGTCACTTAAGGATCCTGAAGTGGCGGTATACCACTTTTCGGAATAAGGATCCTGCACGGGAAAAAGTGCCCCCTCGGTGAGTGGAAGGCGGGGAAATTCAACAAGCCGAGGGGGCACCGTAAAAGACCCGACACCGGGAACGGTGATATTTAAATCTCCGGCAGGTTCGGTTCGCGGAATGTTAAGAAAGGGTCGGGCATCGGCATACTTGTAAGTGAAAGTATAATTGCTGGGGAGTTCACGATCTGTATAGGTGACGTTGCTCTCTGTTACAACAATCGGACGAAGATAAGATCCGGTATAGATGTACTTTGACAAAGAGGGGAAAAAGTCAAGTAGCCAACGACGTTCCTGGATATTAAGATAACCGGTATTTTTTTGAAATTTGCGTTCGGTGTCAACACGATATTCCAAAGAGTTGTCTTCTATCTCGCTATGTTATGGGTATGTTCGCCAGTGAAATCACATGAACCATATGCACGGAAAGTATCGATACCTCCCAGAGAATTCTCGAATAGGATCCATTGTTCTTGCTCGGATAACATATCGGAGGCATAATATCTTTGTATATAGGTAAGACGAACACCTTCTGTATTTTCAATCCATACGTCATAATAACCAGGAAGCTCATTGTCGAGTTTCCCTGCAACAGAAGCATATTGCAAAGGAATGGTATATGCTTTTCCAGCTTCGAAGTCAGAAAGAGTAATATCTTTCTGAGTAATGACGGATCCGGAATCATCGGTAAAGTATGCACGTAACTTCACGATGCAGGGGACAACTGCATAATAGGTAAGAAACTCCGGTGAATAATAAGTAACCGGCTTAACAGTAGGCTGCCAGGTAAGAAAGTTCTGAGTCAGAAAATTTGTTGCTGTATCGGCAAAACGATCTATACCTGCACGAACAGCACGAAAAGTGATATCGGTATAAACCGGATCTCCGGAAACATCGGGATTGACAACATACTCATCAGAAAAACGGGCAGTAAACGTATCGGCAAGGGTTGGTTGCAGATAGACCTGAGACAACTCCTGAAGCTGAAAAGAGAGACATGAATGAATGATATCTTTCAAACTTATAGTAACAAGACCATCCTGGCCGGGATCGTAACTTTGCGACAAGATTTCAGTAGCTCCCTGCAGGAGTACGAATGAAATTTTTCCGGAAGTACTAATGCGGAAATCCTTAATATTCCCGGAAAGAGATAACGCATCTGGTTGCTGAAGAATCGTCATATCAATAGCTATTATTTTGAAACGAAAGTAGGAATAAGAGGGTGGGAATAAAAGGACAAAACTATTGATCCATGAACTTTATTGATTCCAACCAAAAGGTTCGTTTATAATAATGTCCACTTGCTTCCCATAAATAGTACTGTTTATACAACTGTTGACCTACATACTTTTCAGATGGATAATCGGGATAAAAGACATCAAACCCTTTGTCCTTATAAGGAGAATCATCATATTCTGCTTTGGAAATCTCTGTAAGTACATTTTTTAAGACCCAGATATACCAATTATCCGGATCAAAATTATAATCTGGATAATAGCTGGTAATTTGTTTGGCAGAGGATAAAGGTTCATATAGTTTTGTTGTGAGAAGTTTAGTGGAAAACGGTTGTTGCTTCCCTCCGATAAGATAAGACAAAGTATTTAAAAAAAGTTTCTGTCCATTAAGTAAAACCGGTAAATGTGCCGGCAATGACTGTTTGACAGAATCGGGTAAAAGTAAATCAGCTTGGACGTCGAACAAAGAATTACGATGAAGATCGTCGTACCTTCGATAGAAACGCTCGAATATTCCATCTTCTCCATTATAGCACAATGTGTATTCAAAAAGACGCTCTCCTTTAACAAAGGTCCCTTCGTCATTCTGCACAATTCTACCATAGTTACATATTGTCCCACGAGGATTATTTCTCACTGAATAGAAAAAAGCAACCATTGGTTTCAAATTCGTATTGTCAGACCGATTTGTTTCGGTCACATCTTCTTCTGTTGATGTATAAGAAAGAATCTTTGAATTCAGAAAATTGGGAGCACCGATATAAAGTAAATACTCTTCGTATGTATCGTCCATAGCTCTTGAATCGGATAAATATACCCTACGAAACTCAAGTTGTTTATCAGGAACAACAATTTCCTTCGTTTTCAGACTTCCACCATCATAGTACCTCATGGATGAATTTGCTACAATCTCTTTAATTGCTTTCAAATAATAATCTGAGCCCGAAGATTTTCTGGAAATGACATATCCTGTCCGACTAAAATACCCTTCATAATAATCTAATAGTGTACCTGGATATTTTGAAAACAAAAGGGGAAGGGAATCAATATTCTCTACGCTTTGACTGTCGGAAACTTGTTCTTCGGAAGATAATATTAATTGCTGATAATGCTCAGGAGTATCAATCTTAGGAAATGAAGTAAGATGTGGAGTTAAGTCATAAACAGGATCAGCCTGTGAAACTTCTGAGAAAAGCTGAATATCGACAGTTTGATTGACTTCATCCGGAATAAACTCACAGCAGAATTTTTTTCGATAAACTTCAAGGATTGTGGTACACATACTATCCGGCAATAAATCTAAAACCCGAATAGTACCATTAACTAAAGAGTCGGCACAATTATTCACAAACACCAAGTCGGGAAAAGGAACTGTACGAGTAAAGAAATTCGGGGACATGGTGTATCCAAAGTAGCTAAAAATACGAGTTAACAAATAATTTCCTCTGATAAAAGGAGTAATATAGAATCCGGGATTAAGTGTTATAGTTTCACCATTGATCGTTTCTGAGCGCACTACGGAGTTATAGAAATCAACATCCTTACCTGCCTGAAGAGAGTCACGAAACTGCCCCCATTGATCGACATATCCCCAACGATTAATGTACTTGTATTTGGGATATCCATTACTATAGGTTTCTTCGGAATCTATTAATACAGGGAAAATAGCATAATGCGGATTAGAACCTGAAACCAGGGAGCGACAAAATTCAATACCCTGTTCCACAGAAGTAATACCAGGTATAGTTTCCTCCCCAAAGATATCGGCCAACGAAACATCTGACAGGCGTGAAAGGAAAGAGCCTTCGTTCATATAGAATGATGTAGAAATGTTGTTGCGTCTCTGAGCTCCAAGGATAGCTTGCCGGCAAGACATGAAATATTCTCCATCTTGAATAGTAACAGGAATTCGAGTAAGTGGTTTCTTTAGAGAACCCAAAAGATCAGGATATCCAAGCATCCGACGGTTATGATCTGTATCCGGGAGATCAACGGGCAAGGTTTGCTCTCCCCATTCATTGAAGAATAAATTAGTTCGTTCAACTTCGAGTTGTGTACCTGGATTAAGATGGTATGGAAGTCCGGAATTTAGATTGACTATTTTCATACTATATATTATTATTTAGAACCTATTGCTCGAGAACGTGAGCGTAGTTTTTGTTTTGCCTCAAACTCGGTAAGAGAAACGGAGGCGGGAATTCCATATTCATCAATATTAATGATGGCATTGGCAAACCGCCTCATAAGTTCGGGAGTAAGTGTTACTCCCGAATCCGAAGATACGGGATCTGGTGAAGAAACGGTAGTCTTAGAGATAGTACCCCCTGAGGAGTAACCGGCCATGCGAGCACGAATAACCTGATTCAGATCGAGCGTGCGGATAGTACCTGCCTGTTGGGACTTATCAAGTATATCGAGAATGGGAGCAATGGTAGGATTGGATACAGCAGCATTGCTGGCAACCCATTCTTTAGAGTGTCCCGAAGGCCCCTCTCCTACTATGACGGTAGGACGATCAATGAAACCACGAGCGTCGGGATCGTAATCAGCATTGGGAAAGAACTTACCATCCTGGGCACGTTTGACATCGATTTTTCCTCCGGACTCACGGCCAGTAGCAACACGGGCACCGCTTTTGGAAGAAGAGGAACTTCCTGAAAGAGTCATATTCTTGACTTTTTTACGCTCGGCATTGGCAGACGCAATCTGGGCCGCACCAGTAATACCCATGAGTGCAGCTGCAACGGCACCGGCTATCGGACCGAGATCGGAAAAAGCCTTCATTATAGAGACTGCAGTATCGGCAATGATTTGAGAGGTTTTGATGGCGAAATTGACATCAGCATATTTTTTTTGAATGTCGAGTTTCTTTTGTGCCTTTTCGTTTTCAAGACGCTCTACCTCTTTGGAGTTACCCTTTGCTGCTTCAATCTCAGCGTCATATTGAGCATCGACATTGTCCATCTCAGCTTGTTGAAGTGCCTGAACAGCACCGGAAAAAAGGCCGGAATAGTAATCGAATTGTTTTTTGTAGGAATCACGTTTCAGATTCTGAACAGCTTGTTCATATTCTTCTTCGGTGAGTAGCTGCTGATCACGTGCTGTCTTCAGTTGTAAAAGTTCGGTATCGAACCGTTCTTGCTGGGTAGAAAGGCCATACTGATTGCGGATAGCCAATATCTTGGCTGATGATCTGCTTCGAGTTGTTCTTTGGCTGCGTAATAGGCTCTATCGAGTTCAGTGGTATCGAGATTGTTCTTCTCAGCCATTTCCTTTCGGGCCTGGTAAGCAGCCTCAAGTACCGACATTTGCGCCTGAAAATCCTCTTCTACCGTAGTGACTTTAAACTGCGATTTAAAATCTTTGATTAGATCATTTAACTTAGCCTGTTCCACAGCACGGGCAGCGTTAGCCGATTTTTCGGAATCAAGTACACGTTGATTGGATTTACGGACAAGATCTTCTTTGAGGTCAGCGTTCTTCAGCTCAAGTGACTGGGCATCCTGATGGTATGACTTCTCTATCTTCAGGCGGTTCTCTGCATTCTGCTTGTCGAGTTCGATCATGAGAAGCTCATATTGCTCCTTAGTAATTAGCTCTTCAGAAAGATCGGCATTTAATGCTGAGACCGAAGTGTTATACCACTTCTGTTGATTTTGCAAATCTTCTTCGCGAAGAGCCTCCATGGACTGAATAGCAGCCTTCTCAGTATCGAGGACGGCTTTCTTTTCTTTTTCGGCAGCAGCTTGAGCTTTTTGCGCAGCTTTAGGATCTGCCGGTTTATCGGGAAACCGGCTTTTGTAGATTTCTTCAGCTATCTCACGGTATTGATCAGCAGCATTCTTTTCGTCCTTGAGCCAAGCGGAGAGCATGGACTTATTCATATTATTGAAACGTTCCTGGGCTGTTTCCTTGTCTTTGTGTTGTTGAACGGCATCCTCTAAAGTCTGACCATTTATTTTCTTTAGTTTTTCGTTAGCACCAATAACAAGAGCTGTATATTTTTTAAGCTCAGCATCAATCTGTTCAAGAGCCTCCTTACTGTTATCTACGTAGGATGTATAGCCTCCAAACATGCCATTGCTCTGAAAAACAGTTTTACCTCCCTGGTTATATTGTTTTTGTAACTCATCACGTTTTTTCGTGTAGTCTTCTATCTGCTTTTCCAACTCAGATATAGCCTGAGCATTTTCAAACTCCAGGAGAGCTTTTTGCTTCTTTAAATATTCATCTACTTTTTCTCCGGAAATAGCTATGGCATTTCCCAAATCATCAAAAGCAGAGACTGCTCCAGGAATTAAAGATGTTATCTGAGATATGACACCGGCCAACTCCTTTTGCTCAGTAGTATTAAGTGACGTCTTTGAACTCAACTCTTCATAACGGGACATCAATTGTGGTACAGCAGATTCCAACTGAACCATCTGATCCAGATGACTTTCGTATACTTCAGTGTGCGAAGTAAAGAGTTTATCAATTGTAGAAAAGAAAGAGATTCCTCTACGCAATAGTCCTTTATAAAAAGGTTCCATCTTTTTCCCAATCCTGTTAAGTACAGAATCTACCGTATCACCAAAGTTAGACTGCATCCCCTCCAACTCTTGCATCTGTACGGCCATAGAACCCACTACACCCTCTAATTGCCCTAATGAGAGCAAGTAATCTTTAATGGCTTGTTCTGAATTTCTCACTTCTGTAGTCACCCCACGAAATGTAAACTTAGTGGTTTCACCATTTTTAGCTGCTTTAATACCAAATTCCTTCAGTCGCTCGTTTTCTCCGGTCATGGCATCAAGAATAGCTTCAATTAGCTGATCGACACTTTTACCCTGAGAGGCAGCTAAGTCACCCATGTTAGTAAGTTCCTGAGATGTGGGCTTTAAACCACGATTAACGAGTTTTATATAGGCCTCGGTCCACTCCTTAAGTGAGGCGGGAGTATCAGCAGCCAATTGCTGGAGCATCTTCATTGCCTGAGTAGCCTTCTCCTGTGACTGAAAAGTATTGCGTAAAACGGCTTCATATTTTGCAAACTCTTTACGGGTACGATAAACGGCTGAATTCAGTTGAGTGAGGTATCCGACAAGTTTTACAGCAATAAATGCCTTTGCTGCCATTTTCCATTTGGAAAGCATAGATTCTGCCGAACCAAATTCGGTACTAATATTCCTACCTTTATTCCGAAGATCATCCATCCGCATCCGAACTGAACGGAGTTGATTACTCAATGCTGTATATTCTTCCGGATTTGCGGCCTCGGACATATCTTCAAGTTCTCCTGTAAGCTCCTTTGCAAGTTTCTTTAACTGACGCATTGACATGGCATTAACATCAAGTTGCCGAGTAAGCTTACGGACCTTATCAGTGTTTTCGCATATCCGATTAGAATACTCTTTAACTTCCTTTTCAAGGTTCTTATACTCTTTGGAATTCTTTTTTCCCTGTGACTCAAGATCGACCATAGCCTTACGACGTGCATTTTCTTCTTTCTTGAGATCCTTTGTTTCTTTCGTAAGAGCATGAATTTCCTGTTGAGCTTTTCCTGTCTCAGCTGATACTATGTATCTGATCTCGTCTTCGGATAAATGTTTCTTTGACATGGTTTAACTATTTGAAGATGTGTACTGAAGTGCCTGCTCGAGTTCTTTACGGATGGAATTCCGGATTTCATCATTGAAACCATATCGAAGTTCCGGGAAGGTTTCATGATAGAGAACTCCCCAAACCGTTCTATTATAGAGAGCAAGATTACTACGGATGCGACGGGAAATGCGATCATTGCTCTTTCTGTAAGAGATGTCCAAGTATCGCAGATAGGGGAAAATGCGCATAAAATACTCTGCTTTAGCGTCCGAAACATGAGAGGAAAACGGACGTCGTTGCAGATGTGCCAATAAGTTGCCAGAACGTGTATGCAGATAAGTACTAACTACACTTTCTTGAGTTTGATAGATTTGATTAATTCCTTGAGAAATAGTATCGTGGACAAATCTTTTTCTGATTAAGTCTTCTGTGATCATGATTCGCTACTTATTTTCAGCGAATGTAGCGAGGGAAAAATAGAGGGAAAAGGACACAAAAAAAGCCGGGAACTACCGGCCAATCTTTTGTGTAACGGAATTAAACGAAGGTAGTTCCCGGACCTTTTATTATTGATTACGCTCTTGAAACATCCAGCGAAAATCGCATCCGGATGCACCAGGACGATTTTGGAACTTAAAACCGGCATCGATCATAGCCTGAAAGACTTGCTCTTTAGTAATAGAGGCCGAAGGATCCAGATTCTTAATGGCAGTATAGACTTCATCGGTGGAGAACCAATGAGTAGTATGCCGGGCATCAGGTGCAGGACGATACGTAGCTTGCAATCCAGCAATATAGATGCTGACATCGGTGATTTTCTCTTCTTGATTATTATTCATGGTTATCAGGTCTTTTAAATGATGATATATGTTGTGCAAGATAACGAAGATTGCGCACAATACGTAGACAATCCTTATCTGATTCCAAAACGGCCGGAATATCTTCAGCAATAACGATATCTATAACCTCATTAATTTGATTTAGAGTTTGATCAACATAATTTTCCTGTTGTAGAAACTTAATGGTTTCAACCGCTTCAGCGGTAATAAAAGCTCCATTAATATTAGTAGTCATGATCGATCACCTTTCTGTACGGAAATGGTTAAATACTGACCTTGAGAAAGGCGGATGGAAGTAGTGCCATCATTGGGATGACAAACAAAAAGCTCGTTACTCTCTTGAGATAACATGCCAGAAAGCTCACTAAGAAATGCCTGGAGCTTAGATACCGGAACTTTACCGGAAGGGATTTTCTTTTTCATATCATTGTACTGTTTAGCATTTAGGCAGAAAAAACGGCTGCCATTTCCCGTGTCGCTAAACAGTACAATGACACTCCCGAAAGAGTAATACAATGTGTTGGGAAAGGCAACCGCCTATTTATATGTCTTGTATAGGCATAAAAAAAGCCCATATAAATTGAGCATATCCTATGCTCCTTCAAGGAATCAGTCCTTGTACTGTTTAGCTCTACAAAGATGGTGATAATATTTGAAATAGCAAAAAAGCAAATTATTTTTTTCATAAAAAATAATTTTTCAGCTTTGGTCACTTCATATTTACCACTCCTCTTCCTGAGAATTAATTGTAGCGCCTTCTTTCATTGCCTTTTCTATTCCAGCAAACACTTTGTTACTAATATCTTCTGCCTGTTCTTTAAGCAGCAGCCATACTTTGTTATGGTATTTCTTTTGAATACCACTATTAGCATATTCTTCAGCGGTGGTGAGAATACCCAGTTGTGCTTTAGCTTGATTACCAGGCTTGTTGTGGTGAAAGAAGTGAAATACTTCTATGCGAACGCGTCCATCACGAGCTTGTAACTTCAGGTTGTAGTCAATCCATCCTTCGTAAGCTGAAAGCATTAGACTTGGAGAATTAAATATTGAAGTTGCTTTGCAAATAATGATACCTGCATCTTTATCATCCATTTGAATGACTTGCTTGGAATCATGGAAATAAGTAGAAATAAAACTGCGTAGTGTAGAATAAAGTGTAGTTTTATCCGCTTCGGATTCGGATTGAATTACTTTAGAAAATTTCAATTCTTCTTGTGAAAAGACAGTCAAAGTGACTAACATTAATAACAAAGACAATAATACTTTTTTCATTGATCCAATTTTAATTATAAATAATCGATGTTCCAAAGATAGTTATAAACCAATTATAGTACAATATTTGTACTTAAAAAGAACATATATAAAAAGTCTTACCCTTTTACTGGATAAGACTTTTAGTACTATCTCTATAAATAGAAATAGATATTGAATTTATGGAAACTAATATCCAGCCGTGAGTCTGTACTCTCACGGCTGTTTTCTTTTAATTACTCTTCATCTTCTTCGAAGAGACTACGCATTTCAGTAACAGCTGCTGCAGTTAGTGATTTACGAAATGACTTCTCATATTTCAACTGACGTTCCAGTTCTAAGTAGCGCGTAAAATCCTCTCCTGTTTTATCAGCTTTATCTTTCAACTGCTTTGATTCATTTTGAAACTTCAAGGAACGTTCTAAAGATTCTTCACGTTGTGCATGCTTTCCGAAAAGGATTCGTTCAATAGTGGAATATACCCAGATCTCAAAAGCCGGATTTAACCAAGCTGCAAACTTTAATGCCAGAACACGATGCATCCAGGTTCCTGTATTCTGACTTGAGTAATATAAATCAGACTGTGAAAAAAGCTTTAAAAAGCGAGAATTCTCGCTTTTTAAAGCTTCATTAACAAATGAAATTGTACCTTCATTTCTCATAAACGCTTCTACTTTCCGGCCAAATGCTTCGCCATTTCTGTTGCATTAACCATCATACCATTGTTCTTATCCAATACAAAAGTGATCGGATTCTCCTTAAAAATACAGATTTTTGTTTCCATAATGCTAATTGTTTTAATTAATTATTTGAAAAACCGCCACAAATATAGCATAACAATTTGACTATCAAATAATTACACCACACAATTAACTAATATTTAACATTAAAATGTCTACATTCGCAAACAACAGCATAAAAAAAAGGGTCCTGTTTCCAGAACCCTTCTCAAGTTGTCATTAAGACTTACGGTCTCGCGATAGACCGAGAAGTATCTTTCATAATGTCGCCCAACTCGGATAGAGCAACAGATAGTGTATCGAGTTCCTCCGGAGTGAAATCAACAGGCTTACCGTTTACCAGATTACCATTGATACGCTGATAAAGCCAATGACGGGTTTTTCCGAAGTAATTTTTTGCAATATATGACATCGAAGCAAAATCTAAAACCCGATCAAGCTTCTTTCTTATTTCAACAACCTTGATTACTTCTTCGGCTTGACCTATAGATTTTCTCGCACCTTTTTCAAAAGCAATAGCAAAAGCTTTTTTATCTTCCGGAGAAAGAGACTGGAGAAATGCATTAAAACGTTTCCTGTGGTCGGTTTGCTCTTCTGGCGTTTTTGCAGCAAGAAATTCAGCTTCCATTTTTCTAATTCCTTTTGTACATCCATAAGTTATATATTTTACAGTGAGTGAAATGAAGTAGCCCCCCCGAAGGGGGAAGGGCTACTTTTTTTCATTCAGCTTGTTCTTTGCATCAATTAAGTCATCTAAGGTTTCATTGATACTATCTTCAAGCTCCTCTTTCGTTGCAAATCCTTCTGCAAGAACTTGATCGGAATAGAGGGAAAAGAAGCTAAGGTCTTTCTCCGCAGCTTCAATCCGAGCCTTTAGCTCTTCTTCTTCAGTCATACAAAGATCGCGATTCTTAATGACAATGCAAATATAATAACCTTTTGGTTATTATGCAAGTTTTTAGGGATTTATTTTATTCTTTTTCTGAAACAAATTTCGCCTTTAACAAATCAGAGAAGAAATGTTCCGGAGAATCGGCACGGATAACAATACCGGTTTGGTCGTGGAAACGATCAGCAAAACGATACATATATTCCTGGTCGGTACATTCTGAATCGAAATGACTGCTCTGACGGAGTTTAGTTACAAAATCGGTGGCGGAGGTGGCGGTAATTATACCGCCATCCTGCAATGTGTAGGTCTTATTCATTATCTGCTAAGTTTTTTTGTTCTAAGTTTGAAATATGTTTTTGATCGGCAGTCAGGAATGGCAAGTTTGCCAAGGCTGTTCCGGTAGTAATATTGGTCTGTTGCGCAAAGGTAATCATATTGGCAATAAAGCGTATCCAATTTTCCATTTTCGTAAAATTCGTTGTTCCTGAATGTTGGCGGAACTCAACCGTACGATGGCGGGAGTAAGATTCAAGGTTAAGTTTATGGTAGCGGTCGCCCCCAAAAGCCATGCGCAAATCGTTAAGGCTTGCGGCTTCTTGAATTCTGCTTTCTGTTATGGATTGTATTCCTCTACAGTAAGGGTTGTTCCGGCGCGATGCCGGCATAAAAGCGTCAATCACACGTTCTGCTCTCCGATAAGTAAGTATGAGGTTCTTCCAGGTATTGAGAGTGAAATTGGCGGCATCCATATGGATATGAAGGCCGCAGGAGTCGTTTACTTTTACGTCGCAATAATCAAGTACCCAACATACCTTTTCAAGCTCTTTAAGACCAGCTTCGCCTTCGAGAATCGGGCTAACAAGTTCAAAAGTATTTGAACCGGAAAGGCTGCTGTCGGTTACCAGTTTCCAGTGGTTACGGGTATCGTGGTTATATCCTTCAACAGCTACGTTTATCCCGGCTTCCCTAAGTTCTTGAGCAAGGCGTTCGCGAGTGCAATTGTAGGCTTCTATTTCAACACCAAAACGGCGGTTGAAAGTGTAGTCTATTTCGGAAAAGGTATTGATATTATTGGTAGTGGGCTGAAAGGCTCCGGTTTCAAGCATGCGCTTATATACGTTCTGTACGAAACCGTAATTTCCGTTTGTTACAAGGTCAGCGACCTGGCGGCGAGTTAGTCCTAAAAGAAGAAGTTGCTGGATTTTACCTGTCTTCGTTATTTGCTGGTTAAGAATGTTATTAATTTGCTCGTTCATAATGTTTTATCTCCTTTATTATTATACAGCTAAGATAACACTATAAGTGCGAACAGCGTAGCAATTACTCACTTATTATCAACAAGTTAGCTTTGTTTAGCTTGAGCTAAAAGGAGATAAAAAAGGTCCGTTATTTTCTTTTTGACAAATTTACGATTACTGTTTAATATCAGAAACCATAGCTCGTCTTTTGACATTAAACAGATCAGAAGCATTTGCCTCGAAAATCATAGTCCATCCAATTGACTTCAATTCTTTCGCTACAAAAGGAATAATATCATGATTCTTTATAGTTGAGCGATTAAGCCAAGGTATATTCCCACTTTCCGCATCGTAAAGAAAATACGTACGTAAAGTAGTAAGAAGCTCTAAACAGACATCCGAAGCAATGGCTTCTTCAACAAGATCCGAAGTATCCGATAGCTTCATTGCAACAGTAGCCGCCAACTTTTGAGAATCTTCGATAGAATTCCGGTAATCGCTCTTGGAAGAAAACTCACCGTAATCGATAAAAAGATAAGTACCTGTTAAGTTATCGATACGTGCTTTGACAGATTCAAATGATTGCCCAAAAACGTATGATTGAATCGCAGGAACTAAAGGTTCTGGAAGATTCGTTATTACATTGTGCAGTTCAGAATACTGAGCATAAGTACTACTACCATTATTAAAGATGGAAAGTACCCCCGATTTAGAGGGGAACTTTGCGAAATAAGAGAATAAATCAAGTATCATAATATCTGGTTAATGATGTGAATAGGCAATCCTGTTTCTTTCTCAATATCAACTTTCTCCATTTTCATAGAACTCATGCTACGGACAGTTTCAATAATCTTCTTTCGGAGAATAGTCAGGTACTTGATAACATTCATCTGCTCGATGACTGTAATATCCCCAAGTCCATCATTGCTCAAGTTATAAAGAGATTCAAGAGCACCGGTACTAATAGTACTATTCTTACCTTCTTTCGATGCTGTGAGTAACCGAAACTCTGTTTGAGAAAACAGATAATTATTAAAAGCCTGAAAATTGAAAGCTATTGCCTGAAGTTCATATTCTGTCAAGCTGGCAAACTCTGAAGCTAACCGATGAGCACCTGCGGAAGAATACGTACCTGGGTAATATAAGATAGCAGCCAGAAGTGGAAGCATATCTACAGACTTTCCCATTAAAGCACGAGCCTCTATATATTGCAACGCAGTTAATGAACAGGTCAAAACATTAAAACTTGTATCAATGGAATATGCAGGATAAATTTCGTCATTCACAATCACCTCCGGTACAAGTTGTTTGCAAAAGCAACTATCCAAGGTAAATTGATAGTCCAAACGTGAGAGATATCGTGCGATGGGGAGACTGGTTAGTCGCTCAGGAGGAGTTTTTTTGCAAAGCTTTCTGGTTTCAGGATCCATATCTTTTAGGTCCAAATCATTATCCGGATATAAGATAACGAATGGGAATGTTACTTGCTCTGCAAGAAAAGCCAGATTCTGAAAAGAGTCTTCGTCTTTGATCTTCTTTGGTTTCCAGCCCATGACATTACATACATAGTTTACTCTCACCATGGCCGGAGAAAGTTCACCTTTGACCATCCGATTAAAATCTTGTACAAGACTGGAAAATAAAAACGGAGTAAGGAGATCCCATGAATTAGGGATGAAGTAGGTGTCCCCATGGAGCGTAAATTCAATAGTATCTTTCATGGCAGCATTACGATTATATCGTCCGGAGAATTAAAAGAAGTTTCTGTATCCACTATCCCTGAATCATTGTTAGATAAAATGAGATCGACACTTCTCAATAAAGATTGTACTTCGTCGGTTAACTGACTGGCAAGCGTAAGCATACGTTCCTGTTCATCTTTTCCGGATCGGTTAGTTTTAGAATCATCAAAAAGATTACGTATTGTTGCCGGGAACTCAAGAATATCCAATCGACGCAATGCAAGAGCAACTGTAGCCTTTGCAAGTGCATGTAACAGCAAACCTTTTATCTCTTGATTATCACCTACACGCTCGAAGTAGCCGGTCATGACTTCGTCAAGTACTTCTTTCTGAAGTGGAATAATCCGGAAGAAAAAGAGATAGGAAAGATCAATTGAATAAAGAAAATCAAAGTCCTCTGCAGTCTGTATCTGAAGAGAAGAAAGCAGTTTACAATAGCGGGATCCACTCCAATCTTCTAATTTTTCTTGATCAAGTAACTGAATCAAAGTATCCATTCCGCTAAAATAGTTCTCAATATAAGATCGGCGCATAGCTTCCATTTCATACTTGTATATGTCAATGTCGGATTTGCGCTGCTTGACAACGTCAAAAACTAACTGTTTTGCCAACGTTAAGTTGGCCATTGCAGTCAGTAAAGCATCATGTATCTCTCCTTCCCTCTTAACGATTATATCATAAACCTTTTTAGAAATAATAATACATATCTGCTTTCGAGCAGACGATGCTGAGCTATTGAGGTCCTTAAATTCAATATTTGTTTCAGAATAAGGTGCATATTGGCGAAATTCTGTCAAATTTTTAAATAACTCTTCTAATATAATCATGACTCTTGCTGATTTAATCGTTCGTTCGGTTTAACTTCTTCCTGGCGACTTGGAATTTCCCGGTAGAAACCAATTCTATATCCTTTTTTATATAATAAAGGAAAGTTTATTTGAATAGCCCAATTAAAAGGTTCACAACAGATTTCTTCGTCCGGAGTGAGAGACATCAAATAAATCAGATAATTATAATATGCATCCGATCCGGACTTGGATATCACACCATCCTTCCCAACACTGGAAATAGAAGAGTCGAGACCAACACTCGATAATAACACTTCATCAGCACGCTTATCATAAGTAATAAGCGATTCAATATACTCTTTGTATTTCAAATCCACTGTTTCAATCTTCCAACGTTCTTCTTCAGTACCACCACTTTTAAAACTAATCGTTGCATACGCTTTACCTTGGTTGTCAGCTCCAGAAAGGTATTGAGATATCTTACGAAGTTCAGATTGAATATATTTAATCAGTGTAGACTCTTTAAATTCAGTACCTATATCGATTCCATTAAACACATACAATTTCACTCCATCTTTATTCCGTTTTTTATTCTCATCACAAAGCTTCTGAATTTGAGTGCGTTTTGCATTGATCCATGCATTAGGAATAATGATATGTATCTTTGCGGCCAAGCTATTACGCAAAAAGGAGTTAATATATCGTGCAGTTGCATTAGACCCTCTAATATATTCTTTGGTACCTTCGTGTGTCTCATTAACACCATAAAACTCATCTACTGATTTTTCCCGGTGATGCGAAATAGCTGCATACTTATAGTTATCTACATCAGCCAAATTAAATTTCGGATAAATCTTAAAATTGGATATCCCATAATTCCAACGCCCAACAGCTATAAAACGAAAGTCACGATAGTATACCAAATCAGTAGCGGCATCTTTCTTTGTTGTGGCCAGTCTACAATGCCTGTTCTCCATCGTCTCAATACCAGCAACAGGCAGTGCTCCAAAGTTTCTACCGACCGAAAATCTCCACTTCACAAAGTAGTCACGAAAATAATAGAAGTCTTTAATAAGAGCTTTTGCGACTTCTTTATAGTCACTTTCAAGTCCACGATCTTTCCAACAATCCAGCCAATTCATGATTTCCGGACACTCAACCCATTCGCGCTTAAATTTACCATCAGCAAACACTGTTTTATACACTGCTGGTCCCTTTCCATACAGCATATTCATCTGCTTAGTAATTAAGCGAGGTAACAACCGGTTCTTTTTAAGATCTGCAGCTACCTCTTCACACTTCATGTTATTGTGTCCACGACTACACACTTGATAACCGTTAATCGTCTGCCATTGTAAATCAGGGAACGAATTGTAGTCTTCCACTGAAAAACCAGGATCTTCCATTCCTATACGAGGATTATCCCCAACCTGGAACGATATCACATTACTTTCATCGATGTAGCAACCATAGTCACCCAGCATCTTCACGTCACTCATAACCAATCGATTTTATGAAGTTTAAAATTATCCTGTGGAAAACCCATGTATCGAATCAGGATCCTGTAGCACATCTTTGGTTCTCCACCAGCATCACTGAAGAGGAACAAGTTCTCACCATCGATACTAAACCTTTCATGTGGCAACTGAGTCCGGAACTTACACCCCTCCCGGATGGTTAGCTTATCAGAAGCCTCTCCCTTTTGCCTTGAATAAGGAAAGAATGCAATAGTAAAACATCCATCAGGAAGCTTCGATATCTCTTTTGCCCATTGCAGTGCATGCGGTCCTGTCATTGTAGTTTCCATGCTCGAAAATACTTGTTTGAGAACACCTCCAAAAGGACCGGAAGAGGCACTCCCTCATATTTCCTGTAAAAAGAAGAGGGATGCACCTCACATCGAATTATCAGCGGGGCGTGGAGATAGGAGTCTGACGAAAAAAAAGAAATAAACTTTTGAAACGTAATTAGATTAGGTTTCAATAGATTAGCATATTTCTCAATGTCAAACAGGGCTATTATTATGGATAAAGACAAACTTTTCATAGAATTAATAATTAATTTATAGAGAAATTATCCGGTAAATCTATCGGGATTGATGATAATTCACTTTGAACACGGTCACCGTAACGTCCAAAAAGTAAGTAAATAAGTGCACTTGGTATCTGTGTTGTAAGCCCGGCTTGAAGTTTAAGCGGTACTTTCACTTCTGAATTTTTGTCCAATTCAATACGACCATCCGTTTTTTTAAGGGGAGATAACATAATAGCACTACATAAATTTTTGCACTCGTTTTCGTCGATAAGAACGCGGGGTAATGCGTTACTGCGATTGCCAAAGATAAGAAGCAAGAGCTTGAACTGTTGCCAGTGGTAAACTGTCGCCTGGCCTTCGTTCATCAGCTCAACAGTAAAGCCGTAAGACTCCAACTCTCGCTTGAGAATACGGGAGTCGGTAGTTATCTTTTCCAAGTCCTCTTTCTTCTTGTTGCCGGCACGGTCCGGATATAGAATGATATGTTTATTGACAGCATCCTGACCAAAGAACTCGTAGAACTGACGGGCAAGCTCAGGCTGTTCATCCGGATAGTAACAGAAGAACTCCTTCAGTATCCTGAGTTCTGAACCATAGTCTTTCTCCTGGCCAACAACCAGACTGGAGAAGTGTCCGGGATCATAACCAACAAGTAGTTCATCACGCTTATTATAATGCTTCAAATAACGGGCTGTTAGAATAAAGTGTTCCCGGAGGTCGAGCTTCAGGATAGACTCATAAATATAACTGTCGGAAAATTGGTGAAACTCTTTTTTATAATTAGCGAAGAATTTATTTACAACTTCTTTGTGTCGAATAGCACAGATAGAAGTAAGAAACTCGTCTATATCAAGAGTTTCAAGCTGAGTTTTAAAGAATTTAGGGCCTAACACTTCCTTGTTACAAAACGAACTGGCACGCACATACAATGTAGCATTGCGACGCATATCAGCAAGACGAGGTTTCCATAAGTCAAGAGTTCGCTCTACTTTCTGAAGTTCGAGACGGATAGCTTCGAGTATAACCGGATTCGTTGTTTGTTTCTGTTGGGCAAACAGCTTGTAACGCTTGTACATAGCTGCATTAACATGCAGAGAAACTGTAGCAATTTCCTCAAGAAGTGCCTGGTCAATATTGTTTTCATACTCTTCGAACCAGTCATCTTCGCCAAGATCTACACGAGCTGTATCGGACACACCTGTTACCCCCTGATAATATTGCGACATACGGATCTCGGCAGAAGATCCACGAAGTGACGGAAATAGTCGCGTCTTTAACTTCTCACCTTTATTGTGTTTCATCTCTTCAATGAAAGCATGCACACCTGAACGACCGGCGACAGACTCTGGTTGGTCAGAGCTTACCATCTGCAAGTGATGGCCATCACGAAACAAAATACTGTGTTTAGGATAGGCAATAGGGTAACGTGGGCGGCGAAAGTGAGATGGTATCTTAGCCTCTCCCACCACATAGTCTATGCCATATTCTAACATCGGACGAACACGACCAGCAACGGTGACAGGGCGGGAAAAGTACGCTTGGATATTAGGCCATACATTGGTCATTAGGGCAATATAAGTTTTGTGTACCAGGAAAGAAAGTTCTCCAGGCATATCATTTGCTACCCGGATAATACGCGGTCCCATAACACCTTCAGTCTTACCAACAGCACGAGCACCTTCAACAAAGATATTGTTAGGATCCAGAACATTCACCTGAATCTGCATGGAGTTCATGTAGTAACTTTCAAAATAGGCAGTGGCATCGAAGGTATCACAGCCTGCAGAAAGCTTCGTTTGAGATTGGGAATAGAGTTCTATTGACATGACTATTCTTCGTTTACTTCTTCAAACTCAGCCTCTTGAATGTCAGCATCACGTAAGAGGCGTTTTTTCTCTTCTTTCTCGATGGGAAGCTTATCAATCAAGTTCAAATAGAAACCTGCGTTATGCTTGGACGCTATCTCTTTCAACGACTTCTTAGAGTACCCGAGTTCCTCCGGAGTGATATCCGGAGAAATCAAGAAAACAACACCAAGATCACGATCAGCTTCAGCAATTTCCGATGCCCGTCGGCGACATTCGGCGGCAGCATCATAGCACTGTTTCTGTGTTTTGTAATCACCGCGAACGGAACATAGCTTCGCAAGATCTTCATATTTATCTGCATAATTGGACTCCCAAACTTTGATAGACACATTATTATCAATCGAAAAGTAGTTGATGGCAGCATATATACGTGCTTTACAGGTACGTTCATCAAGATTAAGATGCTGTAAGGCATTAATGCGCTGCTTTAGTAATTTAGCAGCACGGGTAATGTTCCGTTCGTATTCGTATATTTCAGCAGCCCATTGCAGCTGCTTGAGGAAGAGTTGCACATCAGCCGGTATGCCATCGCTTTTCCCTGAAACCAGGAAAGCTGATATCATATCTGGATGTATCTTATCAAGTATATCAAGTTGTGTCATACGCCGAATAAATTCTTTCGAAGTTCAAGTTCTATACGTTCATTTTTGCGGGTTTCTAAAGCAGTAATAGCATCAATCTCTCCAGATTCAGCGCGTTTCGCCAACTCTGCATCAATATTGTACTCCCCCAAAACACGCCCATTGTTGTAAGCATCGTTATAGACATCACCAGGCAGAGTGATCCGGATACTAAGAGCTATTTTTTCATTTCCACGCAAACCCAAGAGATTGCAGATGCGATCTGCAGAGTATCCAAGTGCGCCAAACGTACGCACTTGAGAGACATATTCGTCACCAATCAGAATGGCTTTATCTACATCAGAAGTGGGTGTCAGATTTTGTTTCATGAAATAATTTTAAAAGTATCTTCAACAGTGAGAAGTTCACCACCACGAATTAAACGAACTGGCTGTTCCGGGAACATTGCACGATACCTATGAACTGTGCCTGAAACGTAACGAGGATCTATCTCCATTGCGCGACAGATACGGTCGGTTTGTTGACAAGCCATTAGAGTGGAACCTGATCCGGAAAAGAAGTCTGCTACAATTTGTCCAGATGTACTGGAATTACAAATAGGATAAGCTATCAGAGCAATAGGTTTCATTGTCGGATGGATAGCATTACGTTGCGGTTTATCGAAGTTCCAAACAGTAGTCTGTTTTCGATCTGAATTCCAAAAGTGACCAGCTCCTGGTTTCCATCCATATAAACATGGTTCGTGTTGCCATTGATAATCTTGGCGTCCCATGACCATACTGTTCTTTACCCAAATACAACATTGTGCTATTTTGAATCCTGCTTTCCTAAGAGAGGCACGAAAATTCTCACCTTCAATATCAGCATGGAAAACATAATAGGATCCACCTGGCTTTAAGATAGAATACATAACAGTAAACACCTGCTTCAAAAAGGTTATAAACAAATCGTTCTCCATGGAATCGTTTTGAATGGTGAGTTCATCTTCTGTACCACCTTCATAAGCGACATTGTAAGGTGGATCAGTTACAATTAAGTCTGCATAATGACCATCCATCAGTGTTATGACATCTGATTTTAAACGACAATCACCGCACATTAAACGATGTTCACCAAGTAACCAAATATCACCCGGCTGAACAAATACAGACTTTGTATCGTCTTCAGCCGGAATTGAAAAATCAATGGCATCTTCTTGGATATCGGTCGATTCGTGTTCTGATCCGAATAGCGGAGTTGTTACTTGACCGAAATCTATTGCTTTCACTTCATAACCAAGATTGAACCGGGAAAGAGTATCGGTATCGATATTGTATTTTTTGAAGAGTAAGGTATCCGGGTTCTTAGTTGCAAACTCAGAGTTGTAGGCTGCAATCTCCTCGACAGCCTCTTTCTTGTCCGAAGCAAATATTGGTTCATACGGAATCTCCGGGATGGTAAAGCCGGATTTTCGTAGTGCAAGTAGTGCCTTTCGACGTTGATGGGCATCGATGATCCAGAGTTTTCCGTCCGGGTCCTTCCAAGCCTTAAATGCATACTTGAAACCACGAGTGATGATGAGCATCTGTAGTTTCGATAACTTATCAGGATCCGACTTTTTGAAGTCTTCCTGAAGCTCTAAGAATGAATCCAGCGGGGCGGTAGGCAAACCACCCAAATTAAATACTTCTATTAGCTTTTCCATGATCAATTTTTATTTGTTTATTCGATAAATGTTATTATCCAAGTAACAGAAGTCTCTTACTTAGAATCTGAGAATAGTGATCCATCGTGAAGTATTGCTCTTCCATTAATGCTCTCATTTCAGTATTAAGAGTTTTAAATCTGTCTGACGCAATAAAAATCTTTAGCTTGCCAATACGTTCATCAAGCTCTTCCTTTTCATCAATAATTCGCTGTACAAATGATTCCATGATTAATTTTTATTTGTTGTTGATTCGAGAATGGCTTTGAATAGTGCTTCGCGCTCACGATGACGACGAAGGTTTTCTTTGTCCTGAGTGCGCCGACTGTCACGGTCGGCCCGTTTCAGGTAGGATTCGTATCTGCGGATGTTGTCGAGTACATTTTTATGACGCCGCAGAAACTCTTGCGGATCTTTCCGTAACAGATCCTCCAGTTGTGCTCTCTCCGACTGGTGGGCTATGAACGGATGCTTGTAACGGAACTTCCCAGTATCGTTGAACGACTGCAGCTCTTCAAACGCCAGAAGATTACGAATACGTAGTTCGGCCATATCAATGACCGCTTGTGTAGTCGGTTTCTTATCCAGCTGTTCGTCGAGCTGCTTCATTTGTTTCCAGGTTACGATCCGGTCGTTGTAGATGATCGTGGCTGTCTGGACTTGCGGGTCGGAGAGGTTGTCCCAGTCGATTTTCGGGTACTCTTCCCACTTTTGGACTTTACTTTCGGATTTGAAACCGGTTTTGAAGTAGTGGCTACTTTTTTTTTCTCTTGTTCAAGCGCTGCTTCAGCATTATCCGCACGCTCTTCGGCTTCCTCTGCACGAAGTTCGGCTTCTTCTGCACGCTCTTCAGCTTCCTCTACACGAAGTTCTGCTTCTTCTGCACGTTCTTCAGCTTCCTCTACACGAAGTTCTGCTTCTTCTGCACGTTCTTCAGCTTCCTCTGCACGTTCTTCGGCTACTACTGCATGTTCTTCGGCTTCCTCTACATGTTCTTCGGCTTCTACTATTTGATCGGTTACATCAGATATCTTATCTTGCTGATCTGCATCAGAAGATTCAAAAGTTACATTTTCAACCTTTTCAGACTTCTCAATGAGAAGTATTTCAGTCTCCTTTTTGGAGGACTGAGAGCCATTAACTACATTGGATTTGGAAACAGGTGGACGGCGATTATTACGAATCTCATCCCGCTCTGCAACATCGAGTAATTGGTACAAGATCTCGTTAGCATAACGTTGCGGACTTCTCGAAAACTTTCTCAGAAGAGGATGTGAGGGAGTCTTCTGAGTTAAGAGTTTTAAGTCTAAAGAAGCTGCATCCGGATTCTGAAGTTCAGAAAAATGTTTTTGCTTTTCTTTGAATGAGTACATTTTAGTAAGTATTAAGAGCAGATTTCTCTGCTCTATGAATAAATAAACTATGCTGTCTGAATACGGGTTCCAGGAACCTCGACGAGAGTAGTAGTATCCATAATCCGGAATGTAATCGCGGATCCTGCACGGGCGGTCCATGTAGCTCCATCTTCAAGAACGAATGATGCTCCATCAGCAATTGTAGCGGCTTTGTCAGTACCGGTACCTTCAAGAGTTATATAACGACCTTTGTCATTTGCGGTGATTCCAGATACAGCAGAAATGGCATAGGTGGCAGCAGTGCCATCCGGGATTTCATATCGGTTGCTTTCTGGCTTGATGGCAAGTGTAGTGGCTGAAGCCGTATGTTTTGCTGCCGGAGTACGAACGATGGCACCGGTATATTTACAATATTGATCAATAGAGGTACGCTTGAAGGTAAAGGTGACATAACGCCCATCTTTATCATTCTTTGCTTCAAACGATTGCAGGATCATTGGCCGGTCGTACTCACCGATAATGTACCACTGCTCCTCTCCTACTTCTTTGAACAAGACTATAAATTTACCCCCAGCGTGTTCTTCGATAAAGTTGAGCAGCTGATCTCGCATCCCCCCCATAATGATTACAAAGTTGTTTTCTCCGGATGTGGTAATATCCCCTTTCTCTCCAGTAGCTGTATATGTAGGTATATCATGGGCTTCGAAGTACTTCATATACTCACCGGCTTTCATCGGAATGGTACCAACTTCGCGATTGGCATTCTTTTTGGGAAACTTCACATCAGGGTTAATCTGGGAAAGTTCAATCAGATACACTTTATATGCAATATTAGAACCGTGCGTCTGGCGATCCGAAACATCACCCACATCACCGATGATCATCATAGTTGCCAATGATGTACCACCAAAACCGGAGATACATAAAAATGAGTCCGGGTCCATAAACATGCCAACAACAAAGACGATAGCCAGGAGCATCATCAATGAGAGGAAGAACCTGACAGACATTTTACGAGCGTACTCGTTACCCTTTTTATAAGGATTGGAAATTTTTCTTGCTTTCATAAAATTTTCATTTAAAAAGAAGGGCGGGCCATAAAACCCGCCCACAAACAACTAACTTATTAAAACACACATGAAAAATGGACTATCGCACGCCGGGAATGTTCGGTTGGAGTGCTGCGTTGACCTTACGATTGCCTCCTACCTGACGTTCAAGTTCGAGGAAGTTTCCTTCGTCATCGAGAATCACCATTATATAATCGCCAACTTTGGTTGGAGTATATGCCTCAGTGATATTTTTGAACTTTTCAGATTTCGCGATTGTGGTGGCATTGGTTGTATTGCCACACTCAATAACATAAGCGACACCTTTTTTTGCACCGGTGATATCGGTTATGGCAGTCTCTTTGGTATTCTCGACAGTAATTTGCCAAAAGCCAGCCTTTGCATCGACTGTGGTAGCATCAGCTGCCAAGTCAACAGAAAATTTATTCATAAAAATCTGCTGCCATTCATAATTGTTTGCCTGCATTTTCTCAAAGGAATCAAAACGACGGCCAAGGAAGGCAGCTGCCGTACCTTCTTTCCAAGTGGACCATGCTTTCACAAGTTCCATGTCTTCCTTTGCTTTAATGGCAAACATCTCACCCGGAATATATTCAATAAACTGAAGGTTTCCAGGAACGTCCATCATCATGAAAGGCAGTTGCCCCAGATATGGCAGCCAAATGATACGGATGGAGGTGTCAGGAACCGTATTGAGATAACTATCGGGACCTGTAAAGTCAGTATCTCTTCGATACGTATCACGAATATTTTTGATCCACCAAGGTTGATGAAGTTTATTCAGATAAAGAACATGTTTGTCCAGATCCATATCTTCTGTACAAGACGCAACAACATCGGAACAAAACTCCTGAACGGACTCAAGCATATCAGCTGAAGTATAAGAACGATAAGATTCATTATCATGCAACAACAACTTATTCTCGTGGACATAGCGGAGTAAGGTGTACAGAATTCCGGTACCGGCGTTTAAATAGCTTCCCGGAACACCAGATTTCGGTTTCACATAAATACCGCGCATACGACGTTTGTTTTGTTCTACTTGAGCAGTCTCAAGCGAATTGAGAATACAAAACTCAATCATAGACCACTTAATAGGATCGGATCCTTCTTTATTAAGATAGGCGATATACATGCGTTCGAGCTCTTTCATGGGTCCAAACTTTATCTTGATCATTGCATCGTCTACATGCCCCATCTCATTCTCGAGTTTCATATCACCTTTCCAGATCTCACCTACCTGATAAGCCTGGGAAACCTCAGAGAAGAAGGCGTTGAAAACAAGGTCATGATCTTGAATACCATATCTTACGGGGAAGTACTGTGTAAGATCGCGTTTAGACAATACACGGGCTATCAGATAATCCTGACGAAGAACTACATGCTGATTTCCTACACCTGCAGTATTGACCTCTTCATAGTTTGTAACAAACTCACCGGCAGCAAGACGTTTGGGGTCAAGCATGCTATTGGCATGCAGATAGTTGTAACGTTTCTGTAAAGAACGTGAATAGGCAACAGCCTGTTTTCGGAAAGTGACTCCATCTGTTTCTTCGTCAGCATCATCGAGACTGGATGCCGCGCGAGGATTAGCGGTAATCTTATTCCAACGATAATCCATGGAGAACATAGAATTTTCAACACCGAAAAGATACTTAGAAGTACTTGCCGGCCCCATGAAACTAACTGTTGAAACACGAGCTTCAGATAAAGGAATATCTGCAGCGGCCTGACTTTTCATAGTGGAAACAAGGTCACTGACGGTTTGAGTCAATTTAACAAGTGTTTCAGGAGTAGCCGGAGTTGATGATGACTCTGGTGCCTTCGGGTTCTCTTGCTGAGTGTCAGAACTTTCCTGATCTTCACTGGTAGAAACTCCTGAAACAATTCCAGCAAGAATAGCTTGTGCCTGGTTTAACGCGTCCTGATCAAGAGGATTCTGCTGTGCAGCTTGTTCGGCTGCCATATCGTCCTGAAGAGTTACCTTATACTCCTGCTGGTATGAGTTGACAATAGATTGCCAATCCTCATTAGTCAAGGTATTGGCCTTGGCTTTATCGAAGAGTTTAAGTTTTTGGAGTACGGTTTGAATTTTTTCTTTTACATTCATACTGATAAGAAATTATTGATTATACATAGCTGAGAGCACGCTGTTTGAGTTCCTCATTGTCGAGATATTCCTGTCCGAGGCGGTATGCTTCGGAAATAGCTTGAGGAAGAGTGAGGATATTATCAATGAGACCGTTAGTTACAGAATGAGTTGCATCGAACGTTTCTCCCCTGAAGATCGGATTATCTTCAGGGGGATCAGTTTCAGTCAGTTTAGTCCGGGAACGTTTCACTTCGGAAATAAACTGTTCGGCAAGAGGATCCAGTTCTTCACTGATATACTGTTCCTTATTACCGGCACGCAGGTCTTCATATTTTTTATTCTTCAGATCGGAATAGTTAGATTTGGCTGTAATATGTTTAACTCCAAGACTTTCATAATAGGATGAGAAATCCCAGTAATCTGTCATAGTGCCAATACAACCAATGGAATCATTCTGAGTAAGTGCATTGATTCTGGTACCATGACATGCGATATAATATCCGGCAGAAGCACAACATCGCTCGATCAATACTTCGATTGGCTTTTTAAGGGAACTTATTGTTTCAGATAGCCGGTCAAGGTACCAGGCTTCACCACCCGGCGTATTAATATGTAAGAAATGGGTAGCAATGGCCGGATTGGATTCGGCAGCTATCAGATCCTGTTCAAATTGTTTGCTTGAGAAATACCAACAAGATGAAGAGGTTACAATTCCCCAGATACGGTGATAAGCTATACTGCCTTCAGGCAACTCTTCAGAAGAGAAGTCATCTGTTATATTGATACCTTGGGCTTCAGCATGAGTTTCGATACTCTTAAGAAGTTTAGATAAGGCTTTTTTTGAAAGCTCTTGATAGGTAGGAGGATTTTCATTAAAGAAAAATGCTCCCGGTAACGGACGGTCAGCCGAGATCAATGGAAAACATTCCATCATCGCGGAGGTATAACCCTCTGCGGTGATAAGAAGTTTGTTTGAAAGAAGAAGCTGGCGAAGATAAGTTCTGTTCATCTGAATATCTTTTCAGCGAAGATAGAGGATGAACAGAAGGCTATGAAGGACGGTAAACCGTGGCTTTATGGAATAAAGGGAGAACGGAGCATCTTACACACAATATTAAGAGTTGCAGTATTAAGGTACGGAATTATAGTTACCGATGCCGGGATATCTGTTGTTCCGAGATTAATAATCCGATTGGAAGAATCACGGAGATGTACAATCACCTGGCGCGTGACAGAAAATTCACGTACTATATCAGAGTCGGGTAATTCTATGGTGATATCTTTATCACAATTAAAGCAATTACCAGCAGATGTTTTTTCGATAGTGTAATTAAAATCAAACGGATCAGCAATGAAGGTATAAGATGATTTCTTCATTTTATTCTTCGGAGTTACTGAAATGATAATGGATAGTTCTTTCATAATTAACATAATTAATTTATAATCAACAAGTTCGCCACACATAGGACATTTTGTCCGCCATTTTGGGACAAAAAGCATAGTCTGGTCGGTGATTTTTCAGCCGTTTTTTAACTTCTTTTTATATTCCCGACGTCGTTTCCTCTTACGAATATTCTCACGCCACCGATAGAAGTTCTTTAAAAGTGCATCTTCAGATATACTCTCTATACAATAAGAACACAGGAAATTATGAACTATATCCAGATTGTTAAATTCGTGTCCGTTCTGATCGTTTTCGTCCATTACAGAATGAAGTTCACGGTTAAACATACGACGTATTTCAATTTCTATGATCCTGGCTGATCTTGAAGAGAGGTAATTATAAACCAAAGGATCTTTCCCGATACGCCGTTCGGGAAGGATAAAAGTCAAATTGCCATTGTCGACGGGTGACTGATCTGAACGCCTTTTAGCCATCAATGTCCATATGATGTGATACAGGTCCGTATTGTCGGGAATACGAAAAGGTTCATCAGAACCATTGTTAAACTTTCCGCGAAGATATTCTGCAAGGTATGGCTCAATTTGAATACTGGTGGTAATCATGGCTTTTTCTCTTATTATTTTTTTGAAATAGTTTTTATTCGTTTTTGCTTCCAACTGTCCAACCGTCCAACATGGGGTTTGAATCAAAACTAAAGTTACTGATTTCTATTTAGTTATGCAAATTTACTCAACTAAAGTTTATGTTGTTGGACGTCCAACACGTCCAACAAAACACATTTTTGTTGGACAGAACGTAATTTTCAATGTTGGATAGTAGAGAGAGGTAAATCCAACACGTCCAACAGCGTCCTACAAAACAACAGATGTGTAGGATATATATATACTTTAATAAAATAGATATACTACTATCCTACAGGCTTTTACTTTTTAAAATGTTTTTTCTTGTTGGACTGTTGGACGGTTGGACGTACTTTATGAAAAGTTTTCTTTTCAAAACTCTCGCTTCTATGTTCCTCTTTTTTTATTCAGGGGGTGTGGGGGATTGAAATAGGATATCATAATAGATAGTGTTAATTAGGGTGAGAAATGTCCGTATATTGGAAAAGAGAAAAACAAAGATTCCCGCCGGGTGAGCAGCGGGAATCGAGATGCATTAGAGTTCGCCAAGTTCTTGTTGGCTTTCGTCGTCAGGCTTTCGCTGAAGGTCGATATCATACAGTTCGCGAAAGATATCGTAGTTGAGGGCGATACAACTTGAGTTCGTGGTCTGCTTCTCCATCTTACGCACCATGGTATTATCAATCTTGACACCTTCTTCCGGTCGGAAAGGAAGATTCTCATCCGCGACGAATCCCCCCCGAGGTACTTCGACTACATCGTACCAATTGAAACGGCGGGCATGGATCAATCCGATGTAACTGGGATGTGAACGAAGGTTCTGTTCGATAGTGGATTGAGTGGACTCCTCACTGTTGTAGGAACTGCGGGCAAACTGTGTGTAGATCGGACTGAGGCGTAGGAACAGAACACGCGTACCGGCAGGGAAGGTGACTTCTTTTTTCTCGCCGCCGGGGAGTTGATAGTAACGCGATCCGGGGTGTCGATCGTGAAGTCGCGGCCTTCGCGAACGGCCTTGCTGTCGATCATAACGTCCATGGCCTTAAAGAAGGTGGCGAGCTTATCTGTCTTGCTGATCAATTCTACCTGGAACTTAATCTTGTCGCAGGCAATTTTAAAAAAACTTTTGTAAGTAAATGGCAATTTCATATCTGTATAATTTTCAATAAGTTTACATGTGGCTAAAAATAATGAAGCGGTTTTCATTAGACGGTCAATTTCTCCGGCATTGATAAGTGCTTCTTTCAGTTCATCATAGCACTGTTGTTTGAGGGCTCGGAAATTATCCATGACAATGGGGCGAAGCTTCAGAATTTCAAATAGAACATTGGATAGCCCTACTTTGGCGGGATCCTCGATGTCCTTGAGTTCATTAAATAGCTGAACTTCCTCCGGAATACGGTTTTTGGGTTTCGGAACCTCGCAGACGATGATACGGGACATAAGGCATTGTCATCACGCTGGGGTGTCTCCTGCCCGCAAATGATAACCGGGGCGTATATTTTCTCGACTTCTATTTCCTTACCGGATGTACCCTTCCTTTTTTGACGGCCATCGCATCGTAGACAGCACCTTTCAGATACTGAAATATGATGTCCTTTATATCTTTGTTGTTATACTCATCGAGTACTGCAGGGACATCCCGGAAAGTTGAAAGAAGAGAGGACAACGCAGGAAGCGTACCCGTATTTAGGTTGAAGATCGGAATCTTAGGAGAGATGAACAAAGACCGTATCGAAATGGCAATCTGTGTCTTTCCGGAGGACATAGGACCCATGAAAAAAGGAGCAGTGAACAGGCGGTCGATGTTATGGATGTTACTACGGAAGGCGCACATGATAGCAAAGAGAATAGCCCATTTTCCATTGTCATTGATCTTATATACTTGATCCATCAGACTTGCCCATCGTTCAAAAGAACACTGTTTCTCGGCAGGGATATCTTTATATACCAGTTGCGAAACAAGTTCGTACTTTTCGGATTGGTACCCGGAACCGGCATATATAGTGGAGAATGCAGGAAGATAATAGTTCTTGTTATTGTGGGTAACAACCCCAAGCTCGTTGACCGGGTCAAAACGTGCTTGTTCATCGACAATGTGGAATATTCCGTTGGAGAAAGCAAAAAACATATTACTCTCTTGGCGAGATGCTCCATCGGATTGTTGATTTCCATAAGTCATTATTTCATAGCAGGTGACAAAATGCCGGGACATATACTCTTTTATCTTAGTCCAATGTTTCTCTTCTCCGGAGGTGAAGTTGACGGCCTCTAATTGGATCAGCTCCTCTTCGATAGTTGCTTTCTTAAGAAGTGCCCTGGAAGGGATTTCAATATAAAGTGGATTTTTGTAATACCGGCGATTAATCTTGAGTACCCTCTTATTGGCGTCTTTATCATCGGAATAGATATGTAGAAGAGGGGTCATGAAGAAATCGGCCACCTGCAGATGACCTCCTTTTTCTTGCCGGAACATGTAGCACACGGGCTCGCCTTCTTTATTAAGCTTGGGATAAAAGCCACATTGCCGATACATTTCCTTGTATTCCGGGTTATCATCGACATAACCGGGAAGTTCATCCGGATCATAATCTTCTTCATCATCATCTGTACGCTGGGCATTGATAGCCATCCGGGATTTTCGTTTGGCCAAGTAGGGCTTTAGAATTTCATTGAAAGCTCCCTTATTTAAAAAAAGACATTCGTAAAAAAACTTAAGATTAACGATCCTGACTGAATCGTCCGCGTAGCTAATCAGATCAGCACAACGTTCGATAAAAGGAGTACGTTCACCGAAGTAACCCGGAAGGAATTTGCCATGTAAAAGTACATAATATTTTATAAATGTAAAGCTTTTATCAAAACGTTGTACTTCCTGATTATATCCTTCTTCATCTTCCTCTTCTTCCGGTTCTTGTTCTCCAGCAGGAAGTGTGACTGTAATATTAGTCATACCGGCCCGATATATCATAGTCAGGGCAGAGAGGTATTCGGACTCGTCACCGTCTTTATTGATAGATAACCCGTAAGAATCGGTAGTAAAAAAGGTACATTCACGACGGATCTCCTGAATGTCTGTCGCTGATGGAATACCATTGATCAGAAGTATTGGCAGATCACCATACGCATTAAGAAATTCCGAGAAATCACAGGTTAAAATACAGGGTTGCCCTTCTTTACGCAAATCTTTAATCAAATCGAGTCCATAAACTCCGGGCTTCAGTTCTTCTTGTTTCGGAGCATCTTTCAGGTTACGAAGGATATCGCGAACTTTACGACCCAGGATTTCCGTATTCATATCAAATCGATCAGCCAAAGCACGTATATGGTTCAGCCGTGAAGTCTCTGAAGATATGCAGGAGATAAGGTTGCATATCGTGTTGAGAACTTCTTCCTGTTCATTCGGATCCGGAACCGGATTGTTATCTAAGAAGACGTCTGCAAAATAAGTGGGAAAATCTTTACGATGATTCAGTAACCATTTAGCAGTATTATCCTTCTCTTCAGAAGCAACATTATCCGGATCCTTGCCTTCAGGAAGACGAACACATTGTACTGAAAATCCAGCACGCAAAAACAATTCACAAATCCTTAAGGAGGCTTTAATTCCTGCCGGATCCGGATCATACACAAGTGTGACAGATTGGGTAAAACGACTAAGTAATCTTATCTGTTCCGGGGTAAAAGCGGTACCGGAACCAGCAACTGTGTTTTCAACTCCTGCAGCATGAAGGGACATTACATCGAACTGCCCTTCGACCAAATAAGCAAAAGTCATACGGGAAATAGCCCGTTTGGCTTGATAAAGACCGAAGAGCTGTGTACCTTTTTTGAAAACAGGTGTATCACCGGTATTTACGTACTTCCCTATATTTTCCTTTGGAGTAATGAAGCGTCCGGAAAAACCTATGATGTTTCCATTCAAATCAATGAAAGGAAACATGATTCTATCCCGGAATACATCATAAATGTACTTCCGTTCATTCTCGGCCAGAATACCTACTTTTTTCAATATGGTTTCTGAATAACCGGCCTGAATCAATTCTTTATGTGCAAGGTTCCCTTCCGGAGCATAACCAATCTGAAAGTTCTTAATGACTTTATCGGTTAATATAAATCCACGCTGATCAAGATAATTCTGTGCCTCCGGAAGATGCTTCTGAAAAAAGATTCCAGCGGCCCGAAGAGCGATCCTCATGGCTTCTATATCTTTTGCCTTTTGAACTTCTTCTTCCGTCAGCTCTTTATTTTCTATCTGTATTCCAGCTTTCCTGGCACACCATTCAAGTGCTTCAGCAAAGGAGAAGTTTTCATGTTCCTGGACAAAAGCGATAACGTCTCCTCCTTTATCACAGACAAAACATTTAAAGGTTTGCCTGGCCGGACTAACTGTCATTGAGGGATGGCTATCGGGATGGAAGGGACAGATACCAACATAACTATTGGATCCTTTTTTCTTGAGAGAGACAAATTCACCGATGACATCAACAATATTTAATGCTGACTTTACACGGTCAATGGTCTGTTTATCAATCATAATTCTCATTATTAAATATGTTCAACTGACGCGCTTCGAAAGCTTCTTGGAGAGTAATCCCGAAGTAATCGCAGAGCGAAAGATATTCCTCTTGAGTGATAGGTTTACGCCCGTAATATAAATCCCAAAAACGCATCTGATTAATGCCAACGGCTTATAAAAGGGACGGTTGGGCATGAAATTCTCCGGATGTTTGAACTTCATGCGCAATATTTCTTGCACCAGATTTCTTTTCACTACCTGGCGAACGACGATCTTACGTCGATGCATGAATAACTGAACCGCCAATTCGGACCGGCTGACATGTTCGGCCATTTCTGCCAAAGTTGCTTTTCCGGCATTCTTCCGGATATATTCTTCCTCTTCAGGAGTCCATCTACCGTTATTCATCTTCTTTTTCTGTTATAAATTCGACAATTATCTTCAGTTAGTTCATAATCCGGATGGCTATCGATATAGGTGGAGCAAATGCCAAGAAATATTTCTCGACGATAAACCGGAACTGAACTTATTATATCATAATAATGGTTAGGCTGCAACTTATCCAAAGCCATGAAAACACGTTGCTTATATTCGCTAAAGCCTGCGGTACCCATGTTAAAAATGGCAACATCGGCCCAATCCGGATGAAGCGTTAGGCCAGATTCTGTTTTTCCTTCTCCAGTTTTTTCCATTCGGCTATTGTTGAAAGAGGTAAGTCAAAGTTGCGCTGGCGGATATTAGATCTCAAAGAGAAACAGGAACCGTTAGCATCCCAACGGACTTTCTTCTCATGGATAACTGTCTGGCGCTTTCCGTCAATGGTTACTTTTTTAGGGATAGGGACCGTCCCTTCAACCTTATGAACCTCGTTTTTATTCACATACTTAATTTCAATGATTGTATAGCCGCATGAGTTAATGGCGGTTTCAAATATATCTGTTGTATACATAACTATTTTGTTTTACGCAAATTGTTCTTTGATTTTTGACATTATGTAATCAAAATGTTCTCTAAACTCTTTTGTATGAGTAAACACAGGGGAATCAATGTCAGATGGCTTTAGCTCCACGATATTGGTGATGCGCTTTACATGCTCTGAATGAGCCTTATTATATCCACTTCTATAAGCACTCATAACCAATCCTCTTACATCCATTCGATCAATAAATTCAGGTTGAGGATCACACACCCTTTTTGAATATTCAATCGCCAGTACTGTTACTGTTTTCTTCTTCATATCTATTCTTTTTCGTACATTTCATCCCAATCTCCACACTCAAAACAAGTCCAGCCGAAAACAATATGTCCACAGCCGTCTGTTGTGACGGGATTCACCTCATGCTCCGTGATGCAATGGCACTTTTTGCAGTACATATCACGAACCTCATCGCTTACATCATCCAGCCACTCATATCCTGCTTCTTGTTTCATATTTATTCAGATTTACACTAATCAACAATAGTAAATTCAACTAATTCAGAGGGAAAAATATCAATTGCCCGTTTTTTACCTTCAGGTAAAACTGAAACTCTTGTATTACCCAAATATTGAAAGATACATTGTTGATATCGGTTAAGAACCTTAAACCGTTTCCCATTTTTCTCAATAACCATTCCTTTACAAACAGGTCTTCCTGTTGAATCAACCAACCACTTATTCAAAAAAGATTCTTCCAGTTGAGCGATTTTTTGTTTAAGTGGAGTAATCTGTTTTTTATAAGCATTTTCAAATACCATAATATCTGAATAAATAGCTTGTACCTCTTTCGTAAGTCGTTCAGCGTCCGCAATACGCTTATTATAATTTTCGTCTATTTCTTTCATTTCTGATTCGTATTGAACCATACGGCAGACATTCAACCGCCGTACGGCAATGTGATTACTCAACTATCATCCAATCATTAGCAAACATATCCTGCCAATCAGGTACGTAGTTTGTAGCCATGCAGCCACATTCTGCATCTGGATATATAACCAAACATTGTTCACGATAATGAATTGTTCCGTCCGCACACTTGCTGATTTCTTTCTTGGCTGCATCCGGTAGTGATTGCATCTTAGGAACAATATCCGATGCTATATCAGAGTTGATTTGCTTTACAATAAAGCATTTACCATCCCATTCTTTACGAGCTATATTGAAACCCTGTTGGAGAGCGACTAAAGCTTGCCCAAAGGGTAAATTTAGGTTTGGGACACTCAATTCAGTTTCCATAAACTCTTCAAAACGGCTCTTTGTCTGCGACATCTCACCTATGAGCAAAAGATAAGCGTGTTCATCCGGTTCTACGCAAGTACCGCTTTCTTTGTCAATGATGCAGCCGTCTTCTTCATCGGTCGTAAATCCTACGATGCAACCTACATTCTTTTCTCCGGTGTTTTTCTCTGTAAATTCTACTTTGTCGAATAAATTAAATTTTCTCATTTACTTATCAAGTGGGTTTTACAAAGCCGCCCAAGGCTATTTAATTCCTTTCTGTATTGGTTTAAACCTTTTCAGGATACGTTAATATTCAATTTTTCTTTCATGAAAGAAAATATATGCGCAATCACATCAACCGTCCACCCATCACCAATACATCCCGCCGCCCTATCTCTATCCAATACACTTGTATATCCATCCGGAAGAGTTTGGCAGCGTTCGAGCTCTATCTGATTGAGATAACGGCACGACTCCTTTACATCTTTTTCGTCAAACACAAGCGTTGTAAATCCCTGATCGAAATATCTGTAAAGCATTCTACTAACAGTCCTTAACGGTCTACTGTCACTTTCAAGTAAACATCTTGCTTTCTTCCTGTCAGCATATCCATGCGTAAGAATTGACTGCAAATATATTTTCCGATCCTTTGGAAGTGGTATGGCTGAATATTTCATACCAAACATATCTGTATGTTTAGGACCGATGTTAGTCCAATAGTATCTATTCCTTAATTGAGCAGAAACCAGTTCAGAGTTAATATTTGTTGCACAAACTCCAAGTTTATTAGATATAGTAGCATAGTCTGCTGCGGGCATTTCTACATTTTCCAAAAGAAAAAATGGAGCTTGGGTTTCGTTTAATCCTCTCATATATTCCCAAAACAAGGAGCTTTTATTACCTTGCAGTCCTTTTCTATCTCGATTGGCTTGACTCATATCTTGACATGGGGAGCCGCCAATAAACAAATCTATCTTTCCTATTTTCTTAAAATCAACATTGCGGACATCACCAAGTTGAATTGTATCGGGATAATTAGCTTGTGTTACTTTGATAGCATCTTCCTTGATCTCACAGGCGAAATACTCATCAACTTTTATTCCTGCTCGTTCAAGCGCAACACGACCACAGCTTATTCCATCGAAAACACTTACCACTCTCATTTTTGTTCCTTTCTATCTTGTTATTAATCAATTATAGACTTCATTTTCTTAGTTCGGGTAATTTCTTCTTTAGGATTGGATTTGTCTAAAACAAAAGGTTTTAAACATTCCATGCACTTAACGTTTGTCTTTCCTATCAGTTTATTTGTATTCCAAATATTCCAATGACCACATAAAGGACAATCCCAAATAAAACTTGATGGATATGCTCTCTTCTTTCCTGAATGAACCAACTTCCGAGGAATAACAATAGAACTTTCGCTCATATTTAATTTATTTTGAGGATTTTTCTATATAGACCGGGAATATTCCGGCCTATATAAAAATAAACAAACCCTAACAGGGGCTTTACCCTACAACTGTCCTTTCAGTTGGCTCTTTAAGTAATTAATAAAATGTGACTCTATATGGAGTCGTTTATTCTAAATAAGTCCTTTAGAAACAATACAATGGATTGTACCTTCATCATTTACAATTAATTCATCTGCACAGTGCGAACATATTGTATGCTCTTTATCAACCCACCAACAATTACCATAATTGGGATTATAACACGGATCATTATCCGTACAACCACAATATCGACAGACACCTGATTTATAACGAGGTTGAAACTTAATATCCTTCAAAGAAAGATATCGTCTCGTTTTATGATTTCTTCTCCTTTTTTTCATATATCAATTGCTATATAAATGAAGTATTCAATCACACGATAGAATAAAGCTAATCCCGCCCCAATTAGAAACAAACACCAACCGGCTATCTTTAAAATCTTTTTGATTTCTTGTTTTTCGTCTTCTGTCATCATGGTTATTTCATGTGGTTATTATGCCAGTAATTAATCATCTGAGAAACAGTCTTAACACCTATTTTAGCTTTGATATTTTCACGATGTCGATTGACAGTAGGAATAGATATTGCAAGTTCCTGTGATATTTCATCAGCTTGCATATTGGAAACTATTAAGCGGAATACCATCATTTCGCGTTCGGTTAACTCAGTGGTAAGTTTAGGCTTACAAATGACACCTTCATATAAACATTCACCGCGCATTGGACATTTGACTTCCTCAAAGTCATAATTTCCCATTGCATCAATATCATAATTGAATTGATCGTACTCGCCGAAATTGCATCTAACGAATCGATGTACAATACGGAATTCATAATACGTCCGGTTGCGAGAACTCTTCGAATAAATCTCAAGTAACTGATTATAAGCTTGTGTGTACCTATCACGAATCAAAGAAAGGATATCATCAATCAACTCTCGATCCATTTCTGTGAATGTACGAGCAGCTTTGTTCTCTTCTTTAATCATTACTTCTCCATCAGGAGTGTTGTAAAATTCTACATTCCGATATTTCATAATTATGCCTTTACTAATGTTGGAACCTTATAATCCAATATCATCTTTTCAAAGAGTTGCCGTTCTAATGGTCTAAATGAGTCAGTACGTAGTTTCGTATAAAAAGTGGTATACGCCATTCCTGTGGTATCCATATACTCTTTTCGGAGTGCAATTTTGTTTTCATCAGAGAGAGCATCGTAATGGTCTTTAAGTACCATTTTTTGAGATTCTTCTGTTTTTCCCATGTCAGTACAATTTTTAGTTCTATATTTATACTGCAAACATAAACAATAGTTGCTATAAAACAAAACTATTGTTTATAAAATAATCTATTAATTGTGTTATTTAGACAAAATATAAATTATAGTTATGTTTATAGGTGAAAGAATAAATAAACTTTTAGAAGAGAGGAAAATTACTAAGGTAAATTTATACACCTCTATTGGCATTAGTGGTCCGGGATTAGATAAAATAATTGCAGGTGCAAATGTAAGAGTAGGTAATCTTGAGAAGATTGCCGATTTTTTCAAAGTATCAATGGATTATTTTTTTGATAGAGAGGCAGATAACTCATCTATAAATATAGGTCATCACGTTAATGGTAGTGGAAATAATGTATCTGGAGATATTACTTTAAGTGAATGTCAAAAGGAATTAGTACATCTTAAACAACTACTTGAGGAGAAAGAAAGAACCATTCAAATTCTTTTAAAACAACAATAACAGCAATTTTAACACCGTAGCATAGTATATAAGGACAAATATCGGACAAATCAAAAAATATTAACCATAATTATGAAGAAGTAAGTAGTTAATTTTCAAGGTATAATTCCTCTATTTTTCAATAGAGGAAAATCCGATACTCTCCACCTCTTCTAAAGGTTATACAGCATAGTTTTTGTATCTTTCTATATTAATCACAAATATAAGTTATCATTATTACTAAGTCCTAAAGAACAATTTGGTATTAGAAGCACTATCAGATACTTTCATCAAGAGTTTTAAAGAAAGAAATATCATCATAAAAAATATTTCATTCATCTATAGATTGATTATAACTCTAAATTTTATAGTTTTGGAGCCTACAATTCAAACCACTTCTTTCATTTATAACAGAGAATAAGTAACTACCTCCACCCCAAAATTTCTATATAACAAGGCCCGTAAACTACTGAAAAAAAAGAGGGTGTCTAAAAATGAAGTGCACCTCTTAAAGATACTAATTTGAAAGCTAATCACAACTCTGCTCTTCAGATTGCATCTCATTCTACAGTTGCCAAAGATCTTAAATCAAAAATTAATCATAACTATACCTATAGCTCATTTAATACCATTAACTATAAATTAACATTACAGAATATCAACGCACTACATTATCCATCATAACACTCATTTGTTAAAACAGTAATTACACAATCACAGAACAAAAAAGCCATTGGAACGTTCCAATTTAAATTAGTAGATTAGGATTACAATACTTAATTATATAAAGTCATGAAAATAATAATAGCAATTATCATAGCAATAACTATATTCGCACTGATAAAATCAGCAATAAAAGCCAATAAGGTAAAGAAAGAAATAGATGTTGTTTCTCCACCAGACAATGATGCAGAAAACAATAAAGAACAAATGAACAAAAAAGGATAA